TCAGTTATCCTGGTTTGCGGTTGAATCATCGCGGGCGCTGGGGCTCTTAGAAGTCCCTTCACCCGCCGTCTTCATCCCCTCTCCCGCCTTGCTGTCGTTTGCCAAGGGCAGAGCCTCTCGGTCGATAGGCTGAGTGGCAGGAAGCTCCGGTAGGCCAATGGCCTTGCGGTTTCGGTTGGCCACATCACGAGTAAACTCTAGGCCACCAACGGACATCATTCGCTGGATCGCCTTGGAGTAAACATCCAAGTCAATCTCGTCGAGGTCGCCGAACTCGAAGGTGGGGAACTCTTCATCGGGGCGATATCCGTTTAACCGGAACAGCTGAGGTACCAGGTCGTTGTTCAGCACGTCCCGGATCATCTGCAAACGTGCTTCAATGGCCATAGCCATCAGGTTGGTCTTAGCACCAGCCAGGCTGTAGGAGCCAACGTTGTCCTGGCCCATCTTCAGAACATCTGCGAACAGGACCTGGAGAATCTTGTTATCCCAACGCTTGATGATTGCGTCGGTATCGTACATCTTACCGCCCTGGCTGCTAGTCAACTCGAACTTGAACAGCGGGAGGCGAGATTCCGGGTCAAACTGTTGCGGAAGAATGAGCGACGTTTGCTCATTCATGGTGATGTTCCGCATGGCGTTCTTGTAATACTCGTAGATCGCCTTCTCTTCGTCGGAAGCGTCCGGGGACATGTACCGAGGGGGGATGTACAGGGTAGGCATACCATTCATATCTCTGGTAATGCCTACGGCTTCCTGCTCTTCCAGGGCAGTCCGGTAACTCCAGGCGAAGTATACGTTTTTCAGAGGGCTATTGCCCTCGGGGTTGTCACGACGAGGGTCGATACGGAAGTTCAGGAACTTCTCTTTCGGGATGAAAATCTCATCACCACCGTTGGGCAGGTTCTTCAGATAGGTTCCATACCGCTGCTCCCACCCACTGATCAGTTTGGGAGACTGCACAGCACCGAGGAAGTCCCTACCATCCTCGCTGAACCGCCACTTCCTGATGGTCTCCTGAGAACGGACAGGGAGACGCTTCAGGCCAATCTTGTTGTCATTGTACTTGGAGCCATTTGCCCACGTCCGTTTCCGGTACACCTTCTCATGGATCGAGAAGCCGTAAGTGAAGCAACTGGTCACCTCTTTGATGAAGTCGTACCATGTGTGGTCCATATCGTGCATGACCTGGGAGAGGAATTTAACCTTCTCCTGCATGGCAGCGTCAGGCTCTGTACCGCCCTTGACACTCCATTCTACACGGCTTACCATCAATTCGAACAATGCCAGGGCACTTGCAATGGTGGCGTCTCGGGCCATCACCTTGAAGGTGTTCAGGTTCTCGGGGAACCGTAGCTCAGCCCGAGTTTCCTCGTAGATTGCACCACCGCTTTGCTTTAGGCCCGTGTGTCCGATTTCGCCCAGCCGAAGGCGGGGGGCCGATGGCACTTCTGCCGCCTTTCTGACGTTCCTCTTTCTCCGAGCCACAAAGGGCCTCCTATCGTTCAATGGCCAGCGGGTTTGGTCGGGTCAGGTCCGGAGGGATGAAGTTGGGAATGTGGATGTCGGATGCCAAATAAGTGTAGGCGTCCGAGGTGGCATCCACCTGATCGTCCTTAACATTCCGGCTTCCATCAAACACCTCCAGCTCCGTCAGGTAAGCCTCGTTCCAGGGGCCTTCTACTACCTGAACACCTCCAGCCTCTGCCATACTGGCAAAAGGACCGAACCGGGTGACCTTTGATTTGTTGGTTGGACGGGTCCTGGCATGGAAACCGTGCTCTGCCAGGCGGCGAACAAAGTCCCATGCAAGGTGCTGTCCTGCCGCTCCTGGATCACGTGGAATCAGGATCGTAGTGTCAGCTCCGTCGTGTCTTGCTGTCTCAAGGATCAGTTCAAAAACCCCACCAATACGGCGGCGGTCTCTCACCACATCCTCGATTGTGTATAGCGTGCTCCGGCCCTTGCTCATCAATACACCCGCTGTCCAGTCTGGCTCTTTGTTGGAGTCTGACGGAAGCGTACCGCTGATATCCCAGGCTCTTACCTGTCGCACGGTGTCCGTAGGCCTGAGCGGAATGATTGGAGTCCATTCTCGCTTGAAGTAGCCGCTTGCCTCTTCTCGGGCAAACCAGCTACCATGGAGCAGTCGAAGTTTCTCGACCCTGTTCAAACCTTCAAGCCAGGCAACGTACTGGGGGTTGATCTCCATCACGACAGGGTTGTCGTAGACGTTTGCCGAAATGAACTTGAAAGTCAGGGGAGGAGACTTCAGATTGTACTTTTCAATCAGCTCTTCCGCTGTGTCAGCGAACTCCATGTCTCCGTTTTGGATAGTGAAGAACCGAGTGATTCCGTCCCTTTCTGGGAGCGGGATACCTGTCTCAGGGTCCAGGTACCAAGTCAGCCACTTACGCAGCGGACTGTTATAATCGGGGTTGCAGGTGATCTTCATGTGAGGTTCAACCTCTGGACACTTCGGACCCCGCATACGAGACATCAAGTAAAGCAACATTTCCAGGGTGTATTGCTGTCCTTCGTCAACGAGAAATTCGTTGATTTCCAGACCCTGGTAGTTGTCCTTATCGTCGATGTGGGCAAAGTGTCGAAGGTGAATCTCAGCTCCCGAGGAGAAGACGAATTTCCCGTCCTTATCCTTCCATTTGACATTCTTGTCAAACTGCTTGTACAACTGAAGGCAGTTATCCAAGATACCGCCAGGGCCCTTAATCTGAGGAGTGGTCCGTCGAGTGATCAGGCCCCGGAACATCGGGTGCTTCACATGCTTTAGAAAGTCCATCACTCCGAGGTAGGATTTACCAGCCCCGGCAGCTCCACCGAACACGGTGATGTTCGCAGTGGAGTTGATAAACGCTTCCTGCTTCGGAGACTTAGGACCGATGACTGTCTTAGTCATTTGTCAAGCCCTCAAAGTTTCTCTTGCTTATATGGTCAGTATATGCTAGGGGCTTAACTTTGTCAAGCCCCCAGTCCCTGTTTATGCCTTTAGGGCAGCTAACAGTTCGTTAAGCTTGGCAGTGACGGCTGCCAACTCGGCGTCTTCGGCCACTGCTGCGACGGAATTCACCTTAGCCTTAACACCCGCAGAAACGGCTGCATCGCCTCCGGTGACATCCGCCCAGGCAGGTTTCCAGTTGCCTGCTTTAGCAGTGCTTGCACTGGTACCGATGGCCAGGTTCGAGGTTCCTGCTCCAATAGCAGTTCGTGCAGTAGCAGCATCCGCAGCTTTCATCACTGCCTTACCAGTGGCTCCAGCGCCTTCCAGGGTATCTACGGTTGGTGCCGGTGCAGGCTCCCCACCATCCCCTGCCTTCATCAGGCCTGCCTGGATAGCTCCCAGGACGCCGATTCGAGCGATTGCATCGTAGAGGACCTTATCCTCTGGGGTCATTTCATAAGCCATGGTAGGCTCCTTGTTGCATTGCCCGGGGCCAATCCCTGGGCACAAAAAAGCCCCGCTATGCGGGGCTATTCGTCACCCCCAGTAGCCAGTCATCTGAACACTTAAAGGTGATGCGAGGGTTTTCAGATGAGATTCGTACTCGGGGTAGAGTTCTTTCACAACCGGGTGAACGTCCGGCTGGAAGTACAGGGTGTACGGGATGAGGTTGGCTTCTTCTGGCTCTTGCCCTGTGTGGCATTCCAAGAGGTCTATCAGAGACTCCGGGTTCTTTGCGACAACCGGCACCCCTCGTAAAAAGGTGAGCCATCTTGTCTGACCACTCTTCTTGGGATCAATCCTCCCTACCCCGCCGTGTCCTCGTGCGCTATCCTCTTTTTCAATGAAGGGTCGCACAAGGGCGTCTAGGAATGTGCTGGAATAGTCTCCGTGAGAGAATGTCATCAAAACCTGGGGAGTTACCTCAGGACACTGCGGGTTCCTGAGTCTGCTCAACAGGTAAGTCAGAGCGCTGCTGTCTACCTGGTTGGCTTCGTCAACCGCTGCCCTTTGAAATACGAATCCTCCCAGGCTTCTAGGGGCTTCCTCGTTTGAGATGCCTCGAAGAACTATGGAGGACCTGCGATCTGGAGTCCTTACCATCAAATCTCTTCGAAAGAACCGCAGAGTTGGGTCAACATCTACTATCTGTTGCGCCAGGCCTCCAGGGCCCGTGAGGTATGGAATGGTTCTCCGGGCTGCCAAGCCTCGATATCCTTCCACGTGCATGGGTTCGGTGAGCCACTTAGCTACGAGGTGGGACTTACCGCCGCCTGCATGGGAGGCGTATAGGATGATACTGTGCTTATCGTCAGACATCACGCTTGCTTGTGCGTGAGTGGGTTGGAACGTCATTTGCAACCTCCATTACGGGTTGAGAAAGTAAAAAGCCCCAGCGAAGATCGCCGGGGCTAAGGGTCACTTCTGAGTCGCTGACCCGGAGCGACAAGACCCAATTAGCATCGGGTAGATTGGCAGACGTGGTGGGATTCGAACCCACAAATGCTGGAGTCAAAGTCCAGTGCGTTAAACCTTTTCGCCACACGCCTGATTGTAAGTGAGAGGTTTTGGAAAAACGGGCTACTACCTCTCAAGCCTAGCCTAGCTGAACTGCCTGGAGCAGTTTTGGGGCTGTGTTGAGGAATCGAACCTCCTGTTGCTCAGCGGTGGGAGCCCTCTATCCCCACGTTACCGGCTTACGATCCGGGGAGCCTATCGCTTCACTGCAACAGTCCAACTTACACAGCATTTGGTGGAGGGGGCTGGATTTGAACCAGCGATGCCCGGTCGGACGCCGGATTTACAGTCCGGTGCATTAAACCGCTCTGCCACCCCTCCGTTGAAACTAACCTCCTGGTGCGCAGTGCCAGGCCTTATGCGTGGAGGTTACTCTTTTGGCTCCGCTCCCTGGAATCGAACCAGGCACGTCTTGATTAACAGTCAAGCTCCCTCACCTTGAGGGACCGAACGGAATGTAGGAGGGTCACTTGGACCCTGGCCCCGCAGGAACTACCCTTGCTGTCGGGCTATGAAATTAGCGGGTTGGTAACCCGGACCCGTCCGGGAGATGCTGGATCACCTCCTCTGCACATCAGCTTCGTCGGTCCCACATCTGAATCTCTTAAATCCACTTTACCACATTTTCAGATAAAGTCAAGAGATTTTTGGCGGGCAGTCTCAGATTCGAACTGAGCTGGGTTGAATTTGGAGTCCAACCTGGTCGCCAAGACCCCTACCCTAAAACCTCACGTTTGACAGAACCATCCCTTCCTTCAGGATTGTGTAGATCGTCGAGTCATCGTGAACGAATACGAAATTCCGAACCTTGGAAACCCTTACGACCCTGCCGTGCTTTACGCAGAGCGCGTTATAGTTTCCTATCCGCATACGAAGCTCAAAATCACAGTATTTCGCTTCAGCGAAAAGCTTCCGGATGACGTAGATGTCTCTACCGTCCTCGAAGACCGAGGGGTGGAACTGGAGCCGGAACCGCTCACGAAAGCGTTTCCTGGCATGGGGCGTAACGAACATGTTTCTCATGGTACCTCCTGTTTCTTCGTGGAGGGTATTAAACCGTGTTCAGTACGCCGTGTCAAGAGTGCCGGTGGACTCCCATCCTCAAAGGTCCGGCTGACACTTCTCCAGGACTTTAGAGCCTGGAGGACCTACCCCGGCAACCTCCGGGGCGTAGGGGGTTCGTGTGGTGAACCTTCAACCCCTCCCGCCATACGGCTCCGGGAACGCCTAGTGGGGCTGGGAGGCCCCTACACCACAAGAGCCGAGGACATAGCCCTCAATCTCATGGATACTTTGCTCAGCCAGCCAAAGCTCTCGGTACTCCGGAGAGCCTGGAACCTTGAGGCCCATCTTACGGCTTAGGCTGATCCTGTGATTCACCAGGTCTTCCAGGGTTTGGCAATCAGCCAGAACTGATTCCACATACACCCTTGACTCCGGGAACACCCGGTCCATTACTTCTACTGGGACTTGCATGCTATGCTCCTCTCTTGGCAGGCATAGTGAGCGAGAATTCTACGACCTGGGCCTGAGGTTCATCCTCCTGCTCAGGAACACCGTCAGACTTGTTCTTTACTGCGTCAATGGACGCCTGTGCCCTGAGGGCTGCCAGGTAGGCAGCGAACACCTTGTCAGCCATCTTGAGACGTACTGGAGATGTCTGGGACGCATTGGTCATTTCGTCGATCATGAGCTGAATAGCCTTGGCACTGGCAGGCTTCAGCTTTTTGAGGATGTGATCAAGCTCTCCGGCAGACATAGCCTTGAGGGCCTGAGCTTCCTTGGTGGGCCGACCACGAGGGTTGCCACTCTGGCCCTTTACGAACTTGCTCATACTTACTCCTTGGTTGGGTGCCTGAGAGGGGAAGGAGGAGGAACCCTCCCAGGTCTTAAACTGGTGTATCTATAGATACTATAGCATCCTGTAGGTGTGTTTGTCAATCCCTAGTCACATTGACGGACTGGTGTCAAGCCCTGCTTCGCATGAGGGAATGCGTAGTTCTCAGTAGGGCCTACCATCTTGGCACGGCCTTGACACAGGGAGCAGAGGTCTTCATGCTTACCTGATACTGAATTCTTACTAGGATACTTAATTATCCTATTACAGCCTTTACATCTCATAAAAATTAACCTATAGTAATTAATATTAATTATATACTTAGTACAAGGGAGGGGGCACTTGCCCACTCCCTCCCTTGTATATTATATATAATATATTTAATAATATTACTATAAATTCTTTAGCTTGTCAAGCCTTGACTTCTGCTTCAGATGGTGGTATAGTGTACTCTCAATCCCAAGGAGGAATCAAAAATGTCCGTAAAACCTGCTTATCCAGCGGATCGTAAGCGTATCCGTGTAGTCGAACAAAACCCCATCAGCTTCCTGCAAGCCGTGGAAAATGCCATCGCTGAAGGCTACCGTGTTGAGAACACCCTGGCTGGATTCCCCGTAGTCAGCTCTGCTTCGGGTGTTCGTACCATCACCCTCTTCCACGAGGAAGTGTGTGGTCCTACTGAAGTCGCCAGCCCGGAGGCCGTCAAGAGTCTCTCTGAGAACGCCGTTGAGGTCAAAGACTACAACCTCATGAATTTCCTGCTGGCATTCCAATCCCAGGTTCTGGCAGGATACACCCTGGACACCTCCCGTGTGTCCATGCTGTCCAGCAGCCTGCACTGGGCTGTCCTGGAGAAGGGGCAAGATGAGAACGTTGTGTTCGACTTCGGTTCTTCCGAGCCTGAAGTTGAGTCACAACCTGAAGCCGAGTCCCAGGCTACTGAGAAACCGGCACGTAAAAAGCGGCAGCCAAAGCCGAAACCCAAGCAGCAGGATGAGGCTGAGCAAGAACAAATTGAAAAAGGAGAGAATGAATGACTGAGAAAGCAACTCAACTGAACCGCCAGGACCTGTTCAAGCAAATGGCACATGACGCCCTCATGAGTGTTCTCGTGCCGATTATGCCGGACGAAGATACTCTGGATCGACTGTACCAGGCTGTGAAGGTGGTCAACCTCGAACCCCTGGCCAAAGAGTTCGACCGAGTGATGACGGCAGATGGCACCGATTGGAAGAAAATCCGCAAGGTGGACTCCTTCCTGCGTTCCAAGGACTACATGGAAGTGAATGGCCGCTACGCCGTGGTGCAAGCCGAACTACAGGACCAGGTAGGTCTGATGCTCCAGGCTCTGTACAGCGTTGTGGTTCCGGAAGAGAAGCGTCCCAAGCAAGAGGCTCCTTCTGAGCCTGCTGAAGAAGCAGTGGAAAGCTGATCAATCAAGCCCGCCCAGTGTGGCGGGCTTTTTTGCGCCTGAAATAAGTTGACATTGCAGGTGCATTGGGTTAGGATGCCCCTGCAAAGTAATCCCGCAAGGAGTAGACATGAGCAGTACCCCAAGAACTACCGTGGTGACCTTCCAGGACTTCTCGGCGTTGGACTTCGCACCGCCAGCTACCTGGTACATCCAGAACGCTATGGGTGATTATGTATTCGTACACACCCGAGATAGGATGAAGGCCCAGACGTTCGTAGACGAAGAGTACGGAAAGGGGCGGTACACTGTGAAGGCCAGCAAGATGCAGCAGGCCAAAGGAGACCTCACCTGCCGGGGGACAGCAACCAGAAAAGGCCAACGCAAGCCATCCTAGGAGGTGCTATGAAGACAATGATTGTGGTAGAGAAACTGAACAACGGTCTGACGGTTTACCGCCCAAAGGTCAAGATGTATCAGCCCCTTCTGGATCGCCTATGCTCCTGGCATCCGAACAAATGGCGGGACTGCCACCTTATCTGGCCAAACACCGTGAGAAAGGCTGAGGTGTGGGTTATGGACCCTACCGACCCAGACGTACATATTCCCGAGGGACACCTAGAAAAAGCTATCATTGCTCAGCAGGAGATTTACGAAGGGGCAGTCGCACTTAAAAGTCGGTGCCCAAATATCGAAGACCTGACAGGGATGGACCTGTCAAAATCCTTTGCTGAGCTGGTTCTGGACATGTGCATCGACTCGTACAACGCCATCAACGGTGTACAGGTTAAAAACCGGTATGTGTTGGAATACCCAGAGAAAAGACAGGGGTACTCCCTGTGAAGCAGAAGCATAAAGAGGCTTTCATGCGCTGCGCCGAGTCCTTCGCTGAGTGCTCTGTAGGTGTTAGGGCAAAAGTTGGTGCAGTCATTGTCCAGGGAAACAAAATCATCAGTCAGGGGTATAATGGCCTACCAGGCGGCCTCGAAGGCCCTCTGGAGAACGAGGAGGGGGTTACCAGGCCCGAGGTACGGCACGCCGAGAAAAACGCTCTACTGTGGCTCTCATGCAGCCAGGAGAGTGCTCAGGGTGCCTGGATGTTCGCCACCATGTCCCCGTGTGAATACTGCGCTCACGACATTGTTGACGCAGGCATCAAGAGGGTGTACTATCGCCACCAGTACCGATTGACGGCAGGCATTGATTACCTGCTGAAGAACGGGGTTGAAGTCATCCACATGCCAAAAGGAGATTAAACATGTACGCACAAGACTGTAAGAAACGCGAACGGGTGTTGCTTGAGCTATCTTACGAAGAGACAAAGATGCTTGCAGCTCTTGTAGGTAAGGTATCCGCAGTGGCGGCAACAACTCCCCTGGGAGCCTTCATGGATGAGCTGTATCTGACTACTGTGCATGTTGCTGACCAACATGGAAGCAACCCGTATGAAGAGCAGTTTGGAGTACAAGCGCTCGGCGAGGTGGATGAGTTTGCCATTCTGGTAAAAAGCTCAGACGGTGAATTTCGTTAATAAGGAGGGTTTATGCAAAAAGTGACGATGTACCAAAAGGACAAGGGCGGCAACTTCAAGCAGTGGAGCTGCTGGAGTGAAGGTGACAAGGTATTCGTGGAGCATGGAAAGGAGGGTGGGAAGCTGACTGTCAAGGTGACCACCTCCAAGCCGAAGAACGTAGGCCGTGCAAACGAGACCACTGGCGAGCAGCAGGCCCATCTGGAAGCCACTTCCAAGGTTGAGAAGCAATTCAAGGCAGGTTACCGAGAAGATAAGAGTGATCTGGACCATGTTCCTATCCTTCCTATGCTGGCAGAGGATTACCTGAAGCGCTCCAAGTCCATCACCTTCCCCGCCATCTACAGCCCCAAGATGGATGGTGTCCGATGCCTGGCTCTTCGACATGAAGATGGGCGTGTGGAGCTTCGTAGTCGGGGCGGGGAGCAGTACATCCTGCCACACGTTGCCGAGGCTCTGGCCCAGATCATGGAGATTGGAGACATTTTTGATGGTGAGATTTACCTGCACGGTGAGTCCCTGGAAGACATCCAGTCGGCAGTTAAGCGTACTGACACCTTGAAAGAGGTGGAGAAAGCTGAGAAGAAGCTTATGAAGTACGAGGACGACGAGTTTTCCGATGATTTTGAACTCCAGGAAGCCCAAGACGCCTTGGACCTGGCAATCCACATAGCTGCTCTGCGTCCGGCGTTGCAATACCACATCTTCGATGTAGTGAGCTGTAAAGCGTTGGGTGTTACCGTTGATACCCAATTCTCTTGGCGTCTAGACGCACTTCGTCGAATTGTCTATAGCGCAGACCTTATGGGGAACCCCACCCTGTTTGTAGTGGATCAGGACGTAATCTTCTTCCGGGAGGATGTAGACAAGTACCACGATAAGGTGGTCATGGAAGGGTACGAAGGCATCATGCTTCGGAACATGACGGGGCTTTACGAAGCATCCCAGCGATCTTCCGACCTCCAGAAGTACAAGAAATTCCTCGACGAGGAGTTTGAGGTTGTTGACGTGGTGGAAGGCAAAGACGGGAACGCAGTTCTCCGCGTCTTCTGCCCCAAAGTGAAGGAGAAAGCAGACGGTCGTGGACAATACGCCACGGGAATTTTCGATACAACCTTCGGAGACCATGCGGCTCGCCGGGATCAACTGGCCAATCCGGAGAAGTACATCGGGCGTTATCTGAAGGTGAAATACCAAGGCCGTTTCAAGAAGACCCTGGTTCCCCAGTTCCCAGTCGGCCTGTGCTGGCGTGAAATGGACGAAAACGGAAATCCCGTAGACTGAGGTTGACAACCCCAAGGAGGCCAGGCATACTGGCCTCCAGTTCACAGAAGGAGTTTACTATGAAAATGCTGTTGCGATTCACCCATCGTACAACTTTCGACTCGGCGACCGCCAAGAACACTGCATGGATTCAAATGGACAGCCTGATCCGTTTCATGGGCAGCCTGGGCTATGGCTTCCTGGCAGAGACGGGTAGTTTCTATACGAGCATTCCCGAGCTGAAGAGTAAGGGCCTCCAAACGCTGTCTTTCCAGACCGCAGTCGATCTTCACAACGAGCCGAAGAGCTTGTGGCTGGAAACTGGTCGAGGCAGCGGCACCTTGGCCCCTTCTCATCCCAAACTGAAAGGCCTGGAGCTGACCCCTTACGGCTTCCAGTTGAGCCAGGCTACGAAGATCGTCAAACGAGTGTTCCTGACTCGAACTCGGAAGAGCAAGCAAGCAAACTTCGTCATCTTCTGCTATAAGCATGAAGTGAAGTTCTGCCAAGAAAACTTCAGCCGGGAATTCCTGAGTACCGCCTTCCCTGTGTTCCGGAACGGCCTGGCCTCGTTCCTGTAATTCGTGCCGGCGCAATGCCGGCATGCCACCCACCTGACAGAAAGGAGCCCGAATGAAGACCCTAGAAGCGCTCTGTCTGAGCACTCTATTGGCCGCGTCCGGACTACTGTTCGAGATCATGGTAGGCATTGAGACTTCTCGCTTCCATCTTCTTGAGAAACGAGCGGTCCTCAGCAGTCAACCTCTGGATGAAGTCCAGAAAAGAGAAACCTACAAGGTATTGTGCGAGCGTCAGAAGTCTTGTAGAACCCTGGCAGAGGCGATCTACTTCGAAGCCCGGGGTGAGAGCTGGAGAGGGAAGGAAGGTGTAGCCCACGTCATCATCAACAGGGTGAACAACCCAGACCGATGGCCTTCAACAGTTCCAGGAGTGGTGTACTTCCGTTGCCAGTTCTCGTACACTTGTGATGGAAGCCGAAAGGCAGGAATCCAGGAGAAGGCCCAGTGGGATCAATCTAAGGTAGTAGCCTGGAGGGCTTTAAAAGGGCTGTCCAAAGACCCCACGGGAGGGGCGGATCACTACCTGAACCCCGCGAAGGTGAAATACATGCCACGCTGGACGAAAACCATGAAAAAGACGCTCAGAATAGAGCGTCACGTGTACTACAAATCATAAGGAGGAAGTATGGAACTGGTGATCGAAGCTAAGAAGGTCGAGGTTGAAGCAACGTACAATCCGTATTCCGGGCCTGAAGTGACTGTCGAGCTATCAGGTGTAAAGTCTACGGTAGATGCTCTTCTGGATCAACTGGATGATGATGATATCTTGGATTACGTCATTTCTAATATCCATCCCCGGGACATTTTGGGAGAGATGGAGGTATACGACATCACGTCCTTCCTGGAATCTAAAGGGTTCGAGGTAACCACATGAGTCTGTTCTATACAGGTGTGGGGTCAAGGGAGACTCCTGGGTATATTACTGACATCATGGTCAAGCTAGGGTACTACCTATCCGCCGCTGGGATTACCCTCCGTACAGGCGGAGCCCCAGGGGCAGACCAAGCCTTTGAGGAAGGCTGGTGGAAGCATCAAGTGTGGGACGGAGATGGCACTTCTAAGGGGCGAATCTACATCCCGTGGAACGGTTTCTATGACAGGCTGCACCACGGGGATGCCTATGGTGCAGTAGTATCCCTGTCCCACATCCCCTACGATCTGGGAGTCAGAGCCCAACAGATTGCCCAGCAGTTCCATCCTGCATGGGAACATCTCAGCATCGGAGCGAAGAAGCTCCACACCAGGAATGTCTTCCAGGTGCTGGGGGATGATCTGGAGACTCCCAGTGAGTTCCTAATATGCTTCGCTATTCCGAACAAGGACGGAAGTGTCCAGGGAGGCACAAACACCGCCGTCAAGCTGGCTAAGGCGCACGGCGTTCGGGTGACGAACCTTCACAACGAGGAATCGAGAGGTTGGGCAACAGAATGGATCAAGAGAATGGAGGACCGATACGGGACTATTCCCGAATAGAAGCCCGGGCAAATGAGCTGATTAAGCGGGCTAATCGGCTCAGGGCTGACAAAGAACGCAAGGGGAACAAGAAGGGGCGCCAGTTGGAAAACCAACTGATGCCCTTGTTCTCGTTCATCGCGTTTGAGAGGGATGATCCCTGGCCGTTGGAGATGGACAACATCTTCCACGGGGTTGCCAACCTGGATTGGTACCGGTCCAGCGCCGGGGGTAAGGAGGGTGTGAGCGGGACGACAGGCAACTACAGACAGGTGCCTCTGTCGAAATCGGCTCTGCGTAAAATATTTACCTTCCTCCCCTTGATTTCCACAGAGGAAGTCCGTAAACTGCTCCTCATCGACGACAGGCAAGCCAGTCGGTACATGAAGGCGGCCTTGTTGGCATACCCCAAGCTTTGTGAATTTAAGGAGAATTTTTATGAGTTTCACCCCGACCAGTGAGCAGTGGGACATCATGGAAGCTGCCGAAGAACTGGCAGCAGAGCAACGTCCGAATCGCCGCCTGAAAATCAATGCGGGGGCCGGTGCAGCGAAGACCACCACCATGAGCCTGGTCTCTCAACGCCTCCAGGTTACCTCCCTGTACCTGGCCTTCAACAAGTCCATGGCAGAAGAGGCCAAGAACAAGTTCCCGCAGTGGGTGGTAAAGAAGACGACCCACGGCCTGGCATACGGGGTGTTCGGGGCCAAGCTCAGTGAGAAACTTCGCCGCCCTAAAGGGGGCTACGTCAACGTCCTGGGGACCGGGGCAGAGATTGCCCGCTACTTCAAGATCGCCAGCATGGAATCGGACATGGGGGTCACCGTCACGGCTTCCAGCATTGGCCAGGCGATCCGCGATACGGTGAACCGATTCGAGTATTCGGCAGACGAGGAGCTTGAGGTCAAGCACATCAGCTACATGCCCCTGGCAAAGCTTTCCGAGAAGGACCGTGTAGACCTCCCCTACTATGAGGCCCTGGTTCTCCGATATGCAAAGGCCTTGTGGAAGAAGCGTATTGACCCGAACGAGCAGACGCTGATCAACCACGACACCTACCTGAAGCTGTACCAGCTCTCCAAGCCTGACCTCAGCCAGTACAAGGTGATCTATCTGGACGAGGCCCAAGACACCAACGATTGCGTCCTGGACATCGTTCTGCGTCAGCAGGACTCCCTGCTGGTCATGGTCGGTGACCCTCGGCAGCAGATTTACAGCTTCCGTGGCAGCGTGAACGCTATGGCCAAGATTAAGGCCCCAGAGTGCAAGCTCACCACCAGCTTCCGTTTCGGTGAGAAGGTGGCTGAAGTGGCGAACATCATCCTACAGAACAGCAAAGCCCAAGCCCTTCACGGGTGGGAAAAGCTGGAATCGAAGGTATGGGAGAGCAACGGCTTCCTGGCGGACGGTGACGCCGAAGGGGTGCCTGAAATTCCGGAGCAGCATGCCCGGCTCTATCGGACCAACGCTGCCTTGGTGTGGGATGCTGTAAACCTGATTGGCCAAGGCAAGAGTGTCCGACTGGAGATTGACACCCGAGACTTTATCCGTCTGTTGGAGAGTGCTACCGCCCTGTACCAGGGTGACGAGAAGAAGGTGAAGCACGAAAACATACTGTGCTACACTTCTTGGCAAGAGTTCCGGGACGAATACGCAGAGAGCCCGGGCGAACTGGGCAGGGTGTGCCGGATCATCGAAGGGGATGACCAGTGGAAGATTTTCAAGGCCCTCCGTGACCATGAGAATGATCCCTCGGCAGACATCGTACTGACGACTGCACACAAGTCCAAAGGTCGGGAGTTTGATGTGGTTGTCCTGGCTGACGACTATCCGAGTGGGTATGATGACAAGAAGCGGTGGGTAGGTTTGAACGAGATGGAGCAGAATCTCCTGTACGTTGCTGCCACCCGCTGCAAGAAGCACCTATACGGGAATACAACCCTGGACAATATCATGGTGGAAACCCGTGCCATGTGGCTTGAAGCGAAGGAGGGAGAATGAAGCAGGTGAATTTCGAGGAGGCAATCTCAAACCTGGAGCGTGGGATCAGTGTCGTGCTGTACTTGAAAGGGGTGGAAGGGTTCGATGATGACCTGATTTACCGTACATACCTCTTCAAGGGAGGTTTCGGTCATGTGAAAGATTCCTACTCTGACGGTACTTCGATGACCGCACTGGTTCCATTAGATGGGCCCGAACGGACGGAGCTGGTTCTGAAAGATTGCCTTATCTGGGACCTGTCCTCAGCCCACTCGGTAAGCTATAATGGGATTTGACTGGCAAAAAGTACCCTTACACCTTCGAGAGGTGTTGTGGGAAAATGAAATACAAAACGGAATGGTAGACGAAGTAGACTGTGCGGGGGATTGCGGCAGGTCAGGGTATCCCAACTACTTCGGACACTGCCAGGAAGGTGAATTCTACTGCGGGGGCTCTCCCCGCTGCTGCCCATAGGAGGAATCATGAAAAAGATGTCCAAAATGGAACAACTGAAGCTTCACTTTCAAGCGCCCTTCAACCGGGAGGACTTGGCATGCCTCGGAGCTGAAGTCTGGGATGCTGCTGTTCTTCTGGCTTGGTGGACTGCCCGGGTGGTCATCCTCGTTGGGCTGCTGCCTGTCAGCTACCCGCTCATTCGTCTGTACCTGAAGAAGGTAGGACGCGCATGACCACCATCGCTTACAAGGATGGGATCATTGCAACCGATGGAAGGATCACCCAGGGAGGGGTAATCACCGACGAGGACGCTGAAAAACGGCTAGAAGTGGATGGCATTGTTTTCTGGCTGTCAGGGGCGGTATGCGACTGGAAAGTTCTCGCTGAGGCTTATGTGAACGGCGACGGAATGGAAGACCAGGAGCTGAAGGTTTCCGGTCTGGTTCTCGATGCAGATGGTCTTCACTTTATCTCCTGGGACGGCGGCATCTACTCCGAAAAGGTGAACCTTGAAAGGCCACGGGCTGCTGGGTCAGGCACTCAGTTCGCCCTGGGAGCCATGATGGCAGGGGCCAGCGCTGAGGAGGCTGTTGAGGCAGCAAAGGCACTGGATATTTACTCGGGCGGGACAGTGAGGTCGTATAAGCTATGGGACTAGCCGTGACGGAGTTGAAGCTGAACAGCCTGGAAGAGACGTTTCATGGTCTAGCTTACGTCTCCTATTTGGAAGTTATGACCGACCCTGGAAACGGTTTTGGAAGTGTCCAGGTAAGTAGGGTGCTGACTGCGGAGCAGTACGACTGCCTGGTAGGCAAGCTTCCAAAACGTCCAAAAGCGTGCCAGGTGCTGGAACACGAGAACCGTCGCAAGAGGCTCAACAAGAGAATCTTGAATGAGATGGTCTACCAGTGTACGATGGAATTTCAGAAAGTCTTGACGGACGACGTTGAGGCTGAAGCCCGTGAAAGAGGAGAGATACTATGAAAAGCCGACCGATCACCCTCATCCTGGAGCAAGATACTGTCCGGGGCATGAAAGTCTTCTGCCAGCGGCAATTTACTGGCGACGAGGGCTACCTAAAGGAAGCCATGTATAGCTTCCTGAAAGAGAAGGCTGGGCAGTACGATGATTGGACCCTTCAGGGTCATCCCAGCACTATCCAGCTCCGGACTGAACTGGTGACCTACCTGGTTAACAACGGGGTATGACATGAGCACTCTGACCGTAGACCTGTACACCGATCATGCAGACGGCCCTCAGTTTGAGCCTTCCTGGATAGTTCTGTCGGGAAATCTCAAGCGAGATACCCTCAAGCTGTTCAACCTGGTTTCGGACAGGGCTGCACGGCTGGGCCCTGCAAGCTATGTACATCTGAGCCACCTGGACAGCCATGCCAACCGAAACAAAGAGGTCCGCACCTACCTGGACGCTCTGCAACAAGATGTTCTTTCCATCCACCTTCAGGAGACCCAAATGAGCAACAAACATGACCCTTTCACTGTCAGTGTCACTTCCATACACGGTGGTGGTGTGGGTTGGAAAATCAACGGTGTGATCACCTGTACCCGAGAGATGGACAAAGATATGGCTGTCCTGTTCGAGGAGCTGGAGCGGCGCCGCTACCTTCCTCAGCCTGACACCAAAGAAACCCCGGAGGAAGGTTACCCGGCAAACCAGGTACTGCTCTCTCCCATGGAAACTCAGAACGGCTTCCAGCGCCTTCACATCGCCGAGATGGAACGTCAAGCCAATACCTTGCTTGTCCAGGGCAAGGAGGCTGAATGAAAAAGGAAAAAGGGTTCACCCTGACAGAGGCGATGATCGTCCTGGCAATCCTGGGTATTCTGGCGTCAATCCTGGTTGACACTAAGTCTTCCTGGGATGAGTCTAAGTTCCAGGAAGCCCAAGAGAAGCAGATGCTGGAAAGAAAAGATCATGGTGGTACGAGGTGGAATGAATGAAGATTGTCGTCAACGTTGTATGGAAGCGGTGGACTCCCGAAGGGAATGAGTATGAAGGGGCTTCAGAGGAGTTCGAGGTCTATAGCTATGCCCCGGCGTGTGAGATCGTCTCCATCGTGGTCCCAACAGTAGTACGGAAGGTTCCAGGAGCTTGTCTCATTGATGCAGTAAAAGTTGAGGCAACATTTCCCGTTGAAGGCCACGAAGACCCTTTGAGGGCTAAGGATATCGAGGTAGCCCTGGAAAGCCTCATCAAGTGGGAGCTTCCGTTTTGACGGAAGAAAACGCGGAGGATGTAATATCTTTCCCTCCAGGTTTGAAACGGCAAGAGAGAAGGAGATGGGTGAAAATGGAGCTTAATCGTATTAAGGCCGCCGACTTGAAAGCTGAGTGCGGTATTCTGGTAGGGGAAGATGAAATTCTGGGAACTCGCTGCCTGGACGGAGGGAGGTGTCATCACAGGTGTGAGACTTCCTGCTTCCGTAAAGAGTGCTGCGTTCCTTTGACAGTCTCCAGGTTGAAAGACGACTGGACAGCGCCTGATGAGTATCTTTGCACAGGCTCTGAGAGTAACACCTAGGGTCGAATACCCGGGTTGAACGAAACCCCGCTGACGGAAGTTGGCGGGGTTTTCTTTTGCATGAAAGAAAGATGAAGGGCAGGACCGGTTTGAAAATGCCAAACTTACACAATAGACTTCGCAGTAGGAGGGGGGGTATGTACAGGATCAAAAGAAGTCTTCTCAAAAGACGTGAAGGGGACTACAGTTTGTACGGAAATGTGGGACGAGGATCAAAGCAGGGCTGAAAAAGGGCAATAAAAAAGGCAGCTAAATAGCTGCCTTTGGGGTCACTTCGATAGCATCGAGGCTATGCGATGGAGACGTTTTGCCTTGGAATGGTTAACACCCTGGCGTAAATCCTTGAACAGGGCGACCAGGTGGTGATACGCTTTTCTCCGGGAATTCAGTGTACGTCTTTCTTGAGGATTAAAGCCTGGATGGTCGAGTACAACCAACTCTTCAAGCAGGGGGCTGGATTTACGAAGGTTGGAGACGTATGCCACTACCTTCCCCCAAACGTCTACGGACAATTTCTCATGGACACCTTTCATCGACCGACTAACCTTTCCGGAATCCGTGATCAGGGTGACGACTGCATTTGCAATTATCCATATAGAACTTCACAGCGTCTTCATCGGGCATAGAGGCTGGAGCTTTCTCCATGGTCTTGTCCCGCAGGATGCAGAGGCATCCATTTTCGAAGTATTCTCGCATATGGGATTCACTTTCATCATTCAGGGCTTCTATCCACTGAATTGCTTCTTCCGTGTCGTTGAATAGCTTGTAGGAGCCAGAAGACAGGTCAACCCACTTAGGACGCTTTTCATCGACAACCTTGACCCGAACCTTGTCTCCTTGATGTTGTAGGACTTTAACCCCACACAGAAGGCCAGTGTACTTTGCCAGGATCATTCCTTTCTCACTCATCGCGTTGCCTCCAATTTCCAAACAAGACTGGTAGAACCTTCAACCTTCTCCCTGTGAAGAGAGACAATCCAACCCAGGTCAGTAAGGACTTTTGCCCGGCTGGCTGCCCCCGTCCAAGAGTAGTAAGTCTCAGAGAATTTTTTCATGTACCCTCCTATCTGCGTGATGTTCATATCTCACTTGGAAATTCCAAGCATCCTTCACAAATACAGCATCATCTGCATTTTTCCACCGACACTGGATGTAGTAAACGTCAACATCCCACTTGTCGGCACCGTACCGCTCAACCTTCAAAATCTCAACCTCAAACCCCTCGCAACTTACCCATATTTCACCCGGGAAGAAGGCTGGACCATCGGGGCTGTGAAATTTTCTAGAACCGTTCATACCACCTCCTGTTTGTTGAAAGAAAGATACGACAAAGCCCCAGACCTGTCAAGGCCCGGGGCTTTAAGTCGAGGTGAAAAGAGTCACCAGCTCCCTACAAGCTCCTGCAAAGGAGTGTCGTACCCCAGCATAAGGGGGTGTTTTGGTTGGTCACATTGGGTGAGCCCGAAGCACATGACGGGCTTACTAGAGCGGAGCATCCACTGGAGGAGTTGAGGAGGGCACCCACGAAGGTGCTTGGGCAGCTTTGACAGGCTCCCCCAGCACGGCACCAGGATGTCAGCTTCGGCCAGGATGGACTGGAAGTAATCCACGCTTTCAGGTCCGAACGGGTCGTCCACTTTTCTCAGCTCTTTCACGTCGGTGGCCCGATAGCAGAAGACGTTCCCTACAATGAACTTGTGGCCTCCATTTCTCTCGGTGAAGCCTCGCCACTTTCGGACGGTAGCATCGTCTGTACTGGCATCCGCCGTGCTGGGGTTAACACCGAAGTAGGCGTACACCTTGCTACCCTCAAAGGGTGGCGAACAGTCTCGATCCAGGCGGTACCGATATTTACCGCACTCACTGATGATTGCTGACATCATTACCTCCCTCTTGCTCGCTCACCATGAGGCTGCTGAGGCGCTCCTGTTCGTCGATTGCAGCGTCTAGGTCTTCCTGGTTGAGTACGATGTTCTCCGGGGTCATCCCGGCGAATACGCCGCCTTGTCTGATCGTTTCTAGGTCTCGCTCTCGCAGCCACCGGTAGCGCACGGCGTCCTTGCGCATGGACTCATGGTCGTCAGCGAAGAAGGGCAGTAGCGTTTCATGTCGCAGTGGAACTCCATTGGCCGCATCTGAAGCGTTGTCCAGAACGTTCTCCGGGGCGTCCAGAGCGCCGAGCACTTGATACACCTCGGCAGCGAACCTGCGCAGCGCCTCGTTCTCCGCTTTGAGCCTGTCGCATTTCTCGTCCAGCACCTTGATAGTCTCGTCCCGGCAGGCGATTCCGTCGTGAGGCGTGCGTTCGTCTATCTCCAGCCTGGAGCGCATCCCGTCGATCTCGTCCAGGAGGGCGAGGAGCGTCTTGGGGTTGGCTGCTGCGCAGAATTGAGCGTTAGCTTTATCCTGGTCCAGGTCGGAGTAGAAACCTTCGTTTCCGATCACTGTCTCTCCGCCCTCTGCATAAATTACCGGGAAGAGGTTCGCCCATGCTGCGTCATCCCCTTCCTCCCACACGGCATGCCACTCCCCAGGAGTTGCCGCCTTAGCCAGCCTCCTCAGCTTTGCGTGATCGGTCATAACTTGGTCTCCGTAGGTGGAGTCAAAGGTCCGACGAATACCCCGACACGCTCCCTGGACGTGTCTAAAGGATGCCAACAGATTATCTGCCAGTTCTCTTGCTTCTCTGGGCTAGTGCTCAGATATTCTGGCAACCACCAGTAGTAGCCAGGCTCTACCATCTGTTCGGGTCTGAGGTATTGATTAGCCATGTTCCACCTCGATTCCGGCTTTCTGGAGGGCTTGAATGATCCGGTCAGTTGCATAGCAGTAACCGGTATCGAAATTGTCTCGGCAGGAGTTTGGCCAGTCTCGCTGGCAGTCCTCGATCCCGTCGTCCGGCAACTGTACCTTTAGAGCCGCTCGGCTGGCTTGCCAGGCTTGCCACATCGCCGAGTACCTTGCAGCCGCTCCTGCCAGCGCCACGTAGACGTGCACGTTATCGGTCTGCACCGGGAAGTAGTCGGTATTACGCCACTCGATGCCTTCAGGAATCGGGAAGCGGTCTTCAAACTCTTCTCTCATGTTAGTCATCATCAGACTCCTTCTTACGATAGCCTGCGTCATGCAGGGCCTCTGCTAGCACGTAATCGTTTCCATCACCAGCATCGCGGATGACGTTAGCCAACTCAATAATGTCCTTACGACGCTGTTCGTCGGCAATCTGCTCGGGCGTGCGCAGAGGGCGGAAACGTTGGGCCCAGTACAGATTTCCTTCGGCTTCGACAGGTGCGTCGACCCAGAAGAACGCGACCGACAGACCGTTGTCGTGGTGCTTCAGTATCTCGGCCTTTACCGGCTTGCCTGAGTTGATGTCTTCGTGGATTGCCTCGCAAACCGTCCCAACGGGAGGCAGGCCCTGGCCGTCCCAAGTCTTCTGCGGTAGGGGCTGGAATGTTTCCAGCCGAGACGGGTCACCGAGATAAGAGGGATTCCAAGTCTGAGTCATGTTGCGCCACCAAAACCAGGAGGAACCCTCTTTCTTCATCCATCCTCCGACAAATTTCTGGCTTGTTGGCTCCCAGTGCGTTGCACCCTTAGGTGCCTTACTCCAATCAATGTTCATTCTTAATCCTCCTTACGAGTGGATGGTCCGACAGATAAGCCAACTATACCTTAGGCCTGAGGTTCTTGCAATAGGGGCAGACCCACCCGTGACGGAACCTTACCCACCCCAGGGACCGGGCTTCCTCCTCCAGGTGTCTGTACGTGTTAATCACTCCTTCCCTTGTTTCAGGAGCTTCTCCCATTGGTCCTTCATTTTCGTGAGACCAACACCTGTGCGGGAAATAGCCGTGACCTTCGGACCACTCCTCGGACCGGTCCTCACACCTAACTTCCATCCAGATTCCCATTACACCACCTCCTTGCCGGGCGTGGCGGCGATTAGTTTGAATTCCTCCGCGTACTCGTCGCAGCAACACTCGACAACGTTCGTCTCGCCCACCGGCTCGCAGTTGCAGAACTTGCTGCACAGCGCTTCGAACAGGAAGTCGGGCATCTCATTGATCACCTGCTCCCGGCTTACCGTTACCGTGTGGCACTCGCCATTGAGGTGGCGATACTCGAAGCTGAACTCCTCCGGCACGCTGTGCTGATCGTCGGAGGGTACGGTAGCAAGCAACTTGGCCAGGCTGCAACCCTGCTTGTGCCCTTCGTCCTTCTCACCGCCACAGACCGGGCAATAGAAGCCCTGGTCACGGTGGTAGTGATCGTCATACGGCTCGTAGTGCCATTGCAGCTCGGCCAGCATGTCGCGCCACCCATCGGGCACGCTGTGCTGAGCCTTGGCTACAGGGGCCGTGTATAGCGGAGTAAGGAATTCATACGGAGGTTCCTCTGCCCAGAGCGACGGATGGTCCAAACCTATGTAAATGTGGCTGCCATCAGGTTGACACGGGTCCAACAAAGGCTCCAACTCTTTCTTACGAGCGTAGCCTACGATCTGCGGGTGTTGTGTGTAGTCAGGGTCTGGCTTCTCCAGTTCTGCGACCCTGGCCAGGGCGGCATCTCGCATGGCGATTATCGCATCCCGCTTGTTCTCCATATCGCGCATCTCGCTGTCCAGAGAGGCGCAGACGCCAATCAGGCGCTCGACTTCAGCCAGGGCTGCGTCGCGCTCGTTGATGCACGTAGTGAAAGCGCGGTCCATCTGCTGGCGTTCGAACCGGAGAGCCTCGACGATGCGCTCGTGCTGGGAGACGGTCATCAGTGGTTCATCGTTCGGGAGCGAATCAAGGATGTCTTCAAGGTGATTGCGGTACTTCCGCAAATCAACATGGCAGCTTCCGTCCACATATCCGAAGCCATAACTGTTCTCACATGACGGAACCCTGATTACCTCCGGCCGCTCCGCCTCTGCCTGCTCGGACTGCAACGGGGAGGGTTGCTCGCAGTCAGGGCACGGTGCGTAGATCGGTTCCGGCTCTTCCAGCATGTGCGATTCGACCTTTCCGGGGCCGATGAACACCTCGCCTTGATCGTGGCAGGTCGAGCACTTCGGGGAGGGGTTCTTCAGGGCTTCACGCTTATAAGAGGGCCAAGTATCAACCTCGTCGGCGCACTCATCCAGGTGTTGGCGGAATTTAGAACGCTTGGGCAGGGCGGCACGGGCCATCCAGCCTTTCTTGTTTTCCATTACGGCGGGGTTGCTTTCGTTCAACTCGTAGCCCTCTTCAACCTCGTATTCCTCATTGGCCCATGCCAGGAACTCTTCCTGCTCGGTTAGGCAATCACAGGGGATGGAGATAGGCTCACCCCAAGATTGAACACCTCCAGAATCCGCGTGACCAGAGCCTCCGCACTTCGGGCAAGCTGTTTCAGTGGTCCCATTACGGTTTTCCATCATTCAGCACTCCTCAGGCCAGAGAGAATGGTATCTCGGTCTTCACACCACAGCTTCAGGACATCCTGAGGGATGCTGGGACGGATTTCACTCAGCAGCTTGTATGCCTTGCTGAGGTCCTCTTCCAGGGTTTTCACCTTCTTGTTCAGCGTGCGTATGACCTCACCGGCGTAGGTGGTGTCTGCTACCTCTTCGTCCTCGCAGTATACCACCATACCCGTCATGTCCCCAAGGTCCAGGTGGCCGGCACACTGGTAGCACAAGGTTGGGGAGTGGTAACCCACCTTGTCTTCTAGCAGGTTGATGGCCTCTTGAACACTGTTGGCCTCAACAGATAAAGAGCCTGCCAGACTGGCATCGAACAACACAGAAGCTTCATAAGTTTTCATTGGAATCTCCTCAGTTAAAGTCAAGAAAACAAGGTACCGGAGGGGCTACCTGGTGTCAACCCCTCCAGCACACGTTAACGTCTGGCATGTTAAGCTAGTCGTACTTCCTTCCGTGGAATGCGTTCCCACATCCAAAGATTGACAGATACGAGTTACGCTCACTGATTCTTCTTTCAGAATCGATTTTTATCCTGAGCATCTCCAGCTCATACCTGGCCAGGCCACCCCATTCACGTTCAACACGTGAATACTCAGCTTCCAGTCTCCGAAGTCGTTCGCTCATATACTCCTCCCAGGCATGTAATTTTAAGTCAAAGACCTTTTCGCTTCATGTCGAAGACGGCCCACACATAGAAGTTGCACCACAGATGGCCAAGAGCTTGCCGGGTAAGGAAGATGTCCGGGTTAAGCTCCTCGAAATGAACTTCAAGCATGGTCCGAACAAAGGAGTAATCACGGCCTTTCGTCTGTAGATAAGTCTCCAGCCAGCAGTGGAATTCCTCCTGAACAGGGTGTTCGTGGGGTAGGAGTTCCATCAAATGGAAACACATAGCGCTGAGCTTTCCTGTAGAAAGCGCCTTGCCCATACCCTGCACTATGGCGTCGCTCAGTTTAATTTCCTGCATTCTCCTCCCCTCCTTTTGATAGTAGCGTCTTACCGCACTTAGGGCAGTAGTTCATTCCATTTTCTTGAGGGCCGTCTTCAATGAAACCCCATTCCAGGCCACAGTCAGAAAACCAGAGTCCTCCGGCCTGCCGCCACCCACATATAACGTCCGTAGGGTACAGCAGGGCCGGGGATTCGTTGCTGGCACAGTTTTTGCCAATCGTTTTGTAAACCTGGTAAATGTCACTCATGCTTCAAGCTGCCTTCCATAAGCTTAAAACGGCTCTCCATGTCCTGGCGGTAGCTGTTTTCCCACCACCACCACACCCGAAGAAATTCATCCCAACACTGGGCGGGGCTGAACCCGTGAGCCCGGAGAAGAGGGAGGATGTCCACGAAAGTGAACCCCGCACTCCAGCAGTAGCCTGCAATGGCTCGAACCGTGGAGTGGTGCAAGGACACACCAGAGCTGGAGACGAGGAATCGAACCTTACGGGATGCCTCGTCAGCGCTCATCCCTTGACCTTGGAGGTACAATTGGAGGTCTTGAATCCCCAACCGTCCACCGTAGAGGTGGGCTTCCTTTTGAGTAAAGCAGGTCACATCACGCATATCACCTCCTCAGATAAATTGAGCCAGGAAAGAGAGTCGGCGATCATTCTTCCAAATCTCTTCCTCTGTGTCAAACCCTTCCTCACTTTCAAAGGGGTACATGACGCCGAAGACTTTGGACAACTCCTGATAAGCTTTGGCGACCTCTACCTCGCTCTTCCCTAACCAGGTAAGGTAGTTCTCCACGTTCCAGCAGATTCGGAACCGAGGTTCGAAGCAGGAGAAGGACTCCTTCAAAATAGCCCAGCGGGCCACGGCTGTGAGCGCGTCTTCCACCATCTCACTGACCTCCACCTTGGGCGCTGAAAGCTTCTCCAGGGCTAGTCGGAGGAACCGCTGACGAAGGGGGTTGTCGTAGAGTTCTTCGACAGCATCTTCGTCCAGAACGAATATCCCGTCATCCGAGAGACGGCCTTCGAAGGGGAGGTCCCTGTCCAGGCCAACACGAACGAACTCTTCGGATAACTCTGTCTGGATCGTCCGACCATGCTTATCCCCCCACCCGTAATGCAACTCCCACAAGCGGAGGTTGGTGCAGACACGATACCCCCGGTAGAAGGCTGGATGGGTCTTACCCTCAGTCCACGGACCCATGTCCTTAAACACCCAACGAGCCAGCTCCTTCAAGGCAACCTGAGTCTGCCAGGAGAACTTCTCGAAGTTTATATGTTCAATCCTCTTGAGTCGCATCACAGCACCTCCGACAGACACTTGAGGAAGGCCATGCGGAGCGGGTTGTCGTAGTGGTTCTTGTAGATTGTCGCTTCGTCGTCGAATGGGAACCCCTCGTCGCTGAGGTCAACATCCAGGAAGGCCTCGTAAAGAGAGTACAGGCAGTCCTCCAGATCACAGGCCCTTTCAGGACTCACCCCTCTTTTGCAGATGAGGTGTCGGTATACGTTCCCGCATATCCTACGGGAGGTGTTAAACGGGGACCCATCCGGGCAGCCTGAGTGGTACCAGGCCACCAGGTCATGCAGGGACGGGATCAGGTCCCGAGGCAGAGCTTGCACAGCACGTAGCAGTCGTTCATGGGTGTTCATTCGGTGTCCTCCTGTTTACGATAGCCTGCATCATACAGCACTTCCAGGGCACGGGCAAGGTCCATGCTGCTCACCAAAGAGACCATTTCCTGGATACCTTGCTGGCGTTCCTTCTCGGCAGCCAGAGTCTCTTGGGACACAGGGCTAATCAGCCTTGGAAGGATGGACGATCCCGTCTGCTTCCTGTCATTCCACACGACAGGACGAACGGTTCCACAAACCTCCTTGTGGGCGATCACCTCCAGGTAGTCCCCAAGCAACCACTCATCGAAAGGCGGGCTCACAGGAGAAGAGATGTCCACCAGTTGGACGGTGCAGCCGACAGGAGGGAGTCCTTCACCGTCCCACTCTTGAGGGGAGGCCTCTTCCTTCTTCTGGGGGCGGGGGAATCTCGGACCAGGTACCGAAGGTTGTCGGTCGGATGATCGATAGTTATACACCGTACCCTGCTCCGTCCAAACCGTTACGATCTTGTCTTCTTCAACGCGCAGCCAGCAGTTCAACTCCCCGTTCAGCCCCAGGGAGAAGAAGTTGGCCTGAAGGGGGGCCTGGCTCCATATGTAGCTGTCCAGACTGCTATAGTCCACTTTCCCACGTGCCCGGGTTTCTCCCGACTCAACCTGAGGGGCGGGGCTGAACGCTTCCCGGTATGAAGCCACGACAGGATTATCCACTACACCCTGAGGAGGGGATGGTAAGGGCTTGGCATAAACACTCGCAACATCTTTCTCGTAAGGGGTGGGAGTACGCCCTTCTGGGAGACGTAAACCCTCTGCATCAGCTACCCATATACGGGTAAACAGATCACCTTCCTTTCTCCAGAAGGTTGTAAAGGGAGAGTCCGTCCGAACGGAGTAGTGGGTAGCCGAAGCAGGTGCTCTGTTTAGGTCTAGGGTCATGCCAGTTTCCTCCTGCAAGTTTCAATGAATTCGAGACGATGGGGGTTAGTGTAGATCATGGGCTGAAGGTCTCCCTTCCCCTTCTCGAAAGGGTACGCCCCTTTTTTAAAACCTTCAGCGAGAAATAAACCTGACATGGAGTTGATTACCAGTACCATAGATTCTACCCGACGCATACCTTTAGCCTCCAAGAAAGAGGCCAAATTCTTACACAGACGGACCCTTCGGTCAAAGCAAGGATGCTCGGAGAAGCCTTCATCCTTCCATTTCACCAGGGCCAACAGCCCCTCTTTCACTTCTGGTGCAAGCTCTTTCCACACATAATCACCCATTTCCATTCAAAACCTCCCAACACATGTCGATGAATTTCAGACGCTTCGGATTATCGTACAGCTCATCCGCCCAGTCAAGGTATTCTCCATTCTCAAAGGGATACGACCCTCCCGGGTACCCCGCAGCCAGGAACAACGCTGACGTGTAGGACCACCATGGTGCAAGGAGGGATTGGTCCAGAGACCGATACTCCAGGAAACCTACCAGGTTATCGCACAGCCGGTACGTCTTCTTGAACACCTTATGGCCATCAGGAAACCCCTCCTGCTTCCACTTGCCAAGCTCGAAGAGGGCTTCTTTCACAGGCATGGGCACACCCATCAGGGTGGCAACGAACTGCTTAGACAGCTTCATTCTGGGCCTCCTGCTGGATCACCTCATGGAGCAGGTCCAGGAACTCCCTGCGGTGAGGGTTATCGTAGATGTTGTCCGAGGTATCCAGGCGCTCCCCTTGCTCAAACGGGAAGCAGACGTAGTGGTACCCGGCAGCGATGAACAGGTTGCCCATTTCGAAGTCATCATAGGGCCCACTATCCCAGTGGTTATTCACGTTGGTGCAGATACGCCAGTAGCGGGTGAATCGGTCACTATTCCTGCACCCGTCCGTGTACCAGGCTACGAACTCCCTCAGCACCTCCTGGAGACCCTTATCAGTCCTGTCCCAGGCCCACTTCAAATCAGCAACACGTTCAGCATATGTCAGATCAGCAATCATATCCTTCCTCCTTCAACACAGCACCAACATCCAGCAGGAACTTGACCCGGAGAGGGTTCTTGTAGATGTCCTCAGGGACCTCTATCCGCTGACCACCCTCGAAGGGGTACGAGGAGGTGAAGGACAGCCCGTAAGCTGTGAACAGATCAACCAGGGCATACGCAACACCTGTCTCAAGAAAGATGTTGGAGCATAGCCGGGTGTACTTGGAAAAGGTGCGGTCACCAGGCATACCTTCCTTGTACCACTTGACCATCCTGGCCAACCCTGCCTTCACCTTTGGGTGGAGGAGCTTCACAGCCAGTACAAAACGCACATTCTCACACATCATTCTTCCCTCCTTCCAAACGCTTCATCTCATCGTTGTAATACATCTTGGACATCATAACCACCATGTCCAGGAAATGCAACCTGTTGGGGTTCTCGTAATACTCTCCCTTCTCATCCCGCTTACCCCCTAGCTCGAAGGGAAGGGGGTGCCCTCTGGAAAACCCAGCCCAGGACATAAGGTATTCCAGCTTCCAGTTCACCATCGCCAGGTGAGTGTAGTTGCCATGGGTAAGAAGGTACTTCCCCACGTTGTTGCAGATTCGTTTCTGTCTTTCAAACACGGGATGCTGGGGACATCCTTCCTTAGCCCAGCTAGCCAGCTCACACAGGGCAACACGGATGGCGTGGGGAGTCTTCAGGAAAGCCCCGTAGCAGCCTACAGGCAGGGAGCCGGGGTCAACATCATACATAAACAAAACCATGGGGTGCCTCCTCTCTGGCAGCGAATATGGGGCCATTGTGAAGCCCCGGCAGGGGCCTGTCAACATTTTTCAATTCAGAAACCCACCCCCGCCAAAATTTCAGGGGTACATGGGGGCACCCTTCCTGGGCACCAGCCTGGGAAATATATCTGGGGGAATCCTGGGGAACGGGCCTGGGGGTGTGACTGGGGAGGGGCATCATGATTCTGAAATTCCAGATAGGCAGCCGGGGTATTTAACAAGACCCGAGGGTGGCCATGAGGCGCCGTCATGATCTGGAAATATCCAGGCTTCGTCGAAGCAAATGTATCTGCTGAGGCTGGGGCGTGGGGTTGAATGTCAGGGGTGTGGCATGGGGAGTGGGGCAATATGTGAGGGGGAATTGTGTAACTCAAGCTGTCTGTCTGAGCCTGGCTAGCCTCTTCGAGGCCTGTCAATTCAGGGGTGAGGGTAAGCCTATTGTGTAATGCAATCCTTACCCGGGCTGGCCATTGTAATGGCCTACAGGCCGCATGAACCGGGCATTCTCTATTCGGTCGCCATAATAAAGGGGGAACTCTTCCCGTGAGGGTAGAGAGACGCCGGCATTAGCTCGCCTCGAAGAGGCCTACTAGGGCATGGGTGGTCATGGGTTACACAATCGACGTATTCCAGGGGCTGAGCACCTAGGATGCAATGGGGAGGGTCATGGGCTTCCTGGCTGGGGATATTCTGCTGCTGGGATGGGGAATGGTTACACAATTGGACTGGCTGGGGCTGTCTGGTGATCCTGGCATGCAATGCCGTTACACAATGGGCCATGACCATGGCCAGGCTGTTACATAATTGGGTTGGTGGCATGGGAAGGCTTCGTCGAAGCCAGCTAGTTTAGGAGGGCAGGAAGGGGGCAAATGCCCCTGCCCGAATGACAGTCTGCCGACTGTTACACAATGGGTCACGACGTGACCTAGTGATTGTTACAGAATTCTTGACAGAGAGGAGAGACCAATGGCTTGATCATCCTACCCGGATGCTCTGCGCATGATTGGTATTATGACTGGTGATTATATGGCTTCGTAGAAGCCTGTTGGAATGGACTCGAAGAGTCCAGTTGATAAGGCTTAGACACGGGGAGGGGGCACTTGCCCACTCCCTCCCCGATAGGCCCCCTGGGGGCGCGCATACGGCCTTTTCAAGGCCTTTCCTATACTAGGGTACTGCCTAAGCTAAACTGGCTTCTACGAAGCCTATAGGCCCTGTTAACATGGCCATAATTCCCCTGTTATCGTGACGGTCCGTAGGACCCTCCCCAGGGTCATTATTATGGCGACCGAATAGAAACTTGTGACCACCTGGCAGAGAATCTATGACCTGAGGTTAGGGGTCCAGGGTCGCCGCTCGGCGAATGGTTCCCCTTCAACCCAGGTGAGTACAAACAAGCTATCCACTCCAAACCCTACCCCTACTAGCCATCCTGGCTCTAGCTCTATGACGGCATTCCCTACGTCGAACCACTCGAATTCAAACATAGGTCCTGGCACTGAGGCATAGGGGATGAATGGAGAATGCCCCAGGGCGTTACCAGTCATGCAAGGCCTCCTCAGACTCTACCGACTGAGCTTCGACGCTGAGTAGGGCTTTCTCCAGGTCTTCGAACAGCCCCCAAGCGTCACGAGGGTTGAAACCAACGTAGAGAAGTGTCCCGTTCAAAAGCACACTGCAACACCCGTCGCTCTTGGGGACATTATGGGCGGGAGCTACGACTTCCAGGGTATGCTGACCGATCTGAACTTTCATGGTTCCTCCTATGAGAGAAAGCCCGGCTGTGCCGGGCTGGGAAGGGGGTTAGTTGTGATGGCTGCGGATGCACCGGGCTTCATCGTGGAGATTGCGAATTCGCTCGGCCCAGGGGTGGCCAGTGAACTTGTACCCACGATGCTCCGGGAGCAGCATCAATCGAAGAGTTGCACAGCGTTCGTTCTGAAGACGTGCCAGGGTGGCGTTCATGATCTTTCCTCGGTGATGCCCCGGGGAACCGGGGCTGGGCTGGGTTAGCGACGAAGGGTTGCGAGATTAGACCCACAGTGTCCGCACCACTTCTTACCCAGAGCTACTACAACATTGTGCTTGCTCTGTCCGCCATTTACGGCTCCGCACTTAAGACATACAACTACAGGCGAGTTATTCATGTTGTCTCCTCGGTCATGCTCTGTGATGACCCGGCGAACCGGGGTTACGGTTACTTGCGATACTTCTTAATCAAGTCGTGAGCCATGCTAATGGCGTCAGAGTAGGTTTCACCACCAGCTTGCATTTCCTTGACAGCCTTGTTACGCAGTGCATTCAATTTGTTTCCGTTGATGGTGCCTTTTTCATCCTTGACAGCTTCACAAGCATCGCGCAGAGTTTTCAGGGCTTGGTAGGTTGCTTGCATCGTCTTTTACCTATTCAGTTGCTCAGGGTGATTCCCTTTGCTTGATGGCCATTCTACAGGAATGGCCTAAGCTGTCAACAACTTTATTTGCGTTTGTTCATGGCAGCTTGTAGCCACTGCACGGCCCGCTTAGCTTCCCGGTTGAGCTTCCATGTGGCGGGGTTTCGCATTGCCTTCTCTCGCCGCTTGGCGGCCTTGTAGGCACCGATACAGTCCTTGTAAGGACGGCCATAGGCAGCACAGGCGTAGGATGCTGCGAGCTTCACAATGCGACTGTCAGGGTGGCGCCGGGCGCTTTCAAAAGTAATCCGGCGAACTCGGCAGGAAAGGTTATATTCCGCAGCGATGTTTTTTCCATACTTGCTCTTCATTTTCTTCTCCTGTTTGGCGTCCCTTGGCGATTACCGCTGGAGGATTATACCTCGATAAGCTTGATGCCAAGAGCTTTTGCGGTCTGGCGCGCCTCGGTCTTTGTGTTTGCCCAGGGCTGAACCATGTCGCGGCCCAGGGCGTCCACGATGCGCCATGCATTCACTGTCCACGCCCGTTTCAGGTTGAAACGTTCTTGACTGTCCTTCTTCAGGTATCCAGTTTTCATTGTATTGCCCTCCAGGGCTGTTGTTTGGCATGGGTGCATTATGGGGCCCTTGCCGGGCCCCGTAAAGCATTAAATCCCCATCTCAGCGTATTTTTCCATCTTGCGTTCTGCGGGAGCCATCACCATAGCCATGGTGTCATTGTCCGACCAATCCGCGATCACTTCGCCAGCGCTGTTGCCGTAGATTGCCCACAGGGAGCCGACAACGTTCTCAGGGCCAGACCCTTTGCGGAATCGGATAACATCGTCACAGGTGGATTGCAGGCTGTCGGAAATTTCCTTGACATCGGTAGACTGACGAACCACCCATTCGCCATCGCTGCCGTCTTTCACGCTCACGGTGAAGCCCATGCGAATCCCTCGCATTACCGCAGCCATCACGACAGCCTTTTCAGCACGGGTGCGCTTTTGGGCCAGTTCGAGGCCTTTGACATCCTCGGCGAGGGCAGTGTAATCATATTGGCGGACGCCAGGCTTGCGGTAGGCGTTACGAAGGGCAATGCGGAACAGGGTGGAGTAGGGAAGGCTCGAACCCGAGGCCTTGTCCATGCGGGCGACGTAGTGGGCGTATGCGAAGGTGTTCATGGGAATCTCCGGGGTTTGTTTGCTTGACGGGGGTCATTATGCCGAAGCCAGGGACCCCCGTCAAGATGTTTTTCAGAGAATGGAGCTACCTGTGCCAGAGCAGGAACAGCAATCGTCGTGCTCCCCTCCGTCCGTGGTGTTAGGGCCTCCCCGGCCCAGCCCTTGACAGTCTTTGCAGACGCTTTCCAGTATCAGCCTCCATTCTACAGGGGAGTGCTGGGATATGAAGCTGCGGGCCGCACTGTGATGGGGTTCTTTGCCAGAGAGGAACAACGCCCATGCGGCACGGTCACCCGACAAACGAGGAGGGCAGGGGACCCCCTTATCCATGCTGTAGGCTTCCGGGTTATCTATCGCCTGCACTTCGTAGGGGCTTGATTCAGAGAACGTACTAGAGATAAGCCAGCCCTCAGCCGCTGCCGCTTTTTCAAATTCTTCGGTCCAAACGGTCACATTAGACATTGGTAACTCCTATTAAGGTCGAGTGTTAGGCTGCCAGTTCGAGCATTGCCACATCATGTGCATCTTTGAACAGGATAGCGGCTTCAGAGGCACTATACCCACGTTCCACCATGAATGCAATCCACTTTTCACTGCTACTAGCATCGCGGGCTTGGATGGTCTGGCCCTTGCGCAGGTGGGCACAATGGTTAACCTTGACCTCTGCGATAATGTACTCTTGAATCTTGATCTGGCTCATGGGTCTTGTCTCATGCCTGGGGAGCATTGTGCTTCCCTTTGATGCGCATTCTACAGGAAGAGGGGGCCAGGTCAAGCCCTTTAGGAAAAAAGAAAGCCCCCGGATTGGGGGCTTGGGTTCAGGAAAAGAAGACTCCAGAACGGCAGAGGGGGCAGCCTAGGTACCAGACCTTGGTTTTCCGGCTTAGGGTTCTAACAGGATACCCAACATGTAGACACTTGTAGCACACGCGAAGCATCAGTAATGCTCTACCAGACTACGGATGGTTTCGACCTCTTCCTGAGAGAAGAATCGGCGAAGCTTGGATGTAATCTCTTGACATGCCATGTAAGTGTCCAGGGCTTTCCGGCTATCTTTGTCATAACCGAAGTCGCCGCAGAACTCCTCGAAGGTGGAACCACCGACATCACAATCTCGAACCAAACTGGACAGGATACAGGCGGCCTTAGGAGCTACAGGCTTGATGTGACGTTTTTCCCACTCCACCCGTGCCAGGATGTTCGGAGCCAGACGGCGGATGTCAACAGGCATGGGAATCGTGGCTTTGCGGTGCCCGATGCCAGTGCGGAATTCAGTATCGAGAACGCCATGCTCATGGATGAAGCTTACACTCCACAGGTCATGCACCCAATCCCCCTCCTTGCGCTCGCCGCGATGCACGGTGGCCAGGGTAACGTCGATTGACTTCAGGAATTCGTCAACAGAAGTTTCGATCTCTTGAGAGGTAAGGTTTTCAGTAGTCATGATTTAGTTCCTTGGGTTTGCCTGTTGGTGGTTTGTCTTGCTTGGGGCCATTCTACTCGAATGGCCTAAGCTGTCAAGCGATTTTAGAAGAATTCGTAAGTAGTTTTTGCTGTCTCGCCCCAGCGGACGCCATAGCCTCTTGCCAGGTCATCGGCGAGGATTCCAGCCTCATGGGATATGCCGTCTTCGTCGTTACTGGCCATTCCCCACAAAGAGTCGATGATGTCCGTTTTATTCCCCTCTTCGTCCAGCAGGGTGACAATAACGCCGACCCAATACCATTCATCCTGGCACCATGCACGAAGATTTTCGAAGTCGGCACGGGCGGCCTTTGCAGCTTGCTGGCGTTTGGATTGCTCGCCAAAGAGGTTGTGAGGATAAGAATCCCAACCATCACGGAGGGCAATCCGGCAGGCCTCGGAGAAGTCATAGAAACGCTTCCTGGCTCCGTCACTGTTCAAGACTAACTCGCCAGGGCGCTTATCTCGACAGGTCCAATCGCTCACAGGGCCATGCCCATCTTGCTCTTCCCAAGGCGCCCCATGCTCATCATCTCTCACCACCTCCACCTTGAAAGTGAAGTCTTTGCCGCCGATGTTCAGTTCGATATTTTTCATTTGTGTCACCTTTATGAAAGAGGGCCCTTGCCCTTTGAAGCCTATTCTACGGGAAGCGGGAGGGAAGTCAAGCTTTTATTCAGGGATTTTGTCGTGGACGGTGAACCGGTGCATATCCACCTTGTGGCGGGTCTCGATAACAGGCGTAAAGGGTGGGAAAACGTCGTGCGCTTTTCCGTGCTTGATGATTTGCTTGGCGTATTGAACAGCAAGACTCTTAGACGTGAAAAGAAGGGGTTCGAACTCCGGCCCAATGCTGCCAGTGACGATATAGCAGTGATTGGGACTCTCGTGGCCTTGGGTCCGGTCAATGATGTTCATTCCTGTTCACCTTCCTGAAGCGGGAAGGCTTTATGCCTTCCCTTTGACACGCATCTTACAAACCCAAAAGGGTCTTGTCAACTTTATACGGTCACGATGTTCTGACCGTCCGTCGCCAGGTAGATGCCGCGATTAGCCAGTTTACGCAGGATAGGCGCCAGCACATCCGGATTGACTTCATCCCAATGCATCACCTTGGCGGTAGAGTTTCCGTTTAGCCATTGCTCCGCGATGTGGAGATGCGCCCTGGCGTTGGTAGTGCAGGCTGCTACCGGATCATCACCTACAAAGACAATCCAGGGAGTAGCAGGCTCCACAGTCGTCTCCTCGGCCTGGCCAAGGTCCATAACAGCGCCCTCTGCCAGCAGGAAGCTTTCCAGGGGGTTTTGATCTTCTCCCGCGATCAACCTGGCAAGAGGAATCCCTGCCTTAGTCCAGACATATCGGGCAGTGTACCAGTTGCCCAAAGAGTCCTTTTCCACCTTGGGCAGGATGGCAGCACGGTAGAGGTGCGAATCGTGAATGATGAATTTGGGGGACACTTGCTTCATTGAGGGAGACTCCCGATGTAGGTGGTTACCAGTCCGTTTGTCGAAGGATACTGTCTTCAGTCATCCGGGTCAACTTCAGAGGGTGGCCAGTTAGACGAAGCGCCTCCCCGAACTCTGTCAGGAGGCTGTCGAGGTGTTTGGCGGCCTGGCTGCCTGACATTTCATAAACTTCCTCGGCTCTCAGGTACTCGTTCATGGGCCAATCCCCGTCCGGATCGTTACAATCGATCCACTCCCGATAGAAGGATGCACTACCCATAGACATGCAGAAATTCATACAGTTGGGGTCTTCCCGGAACACTTCCCGCGCCAGGCGTTCAACCTCGGCAAATGCCAGGGCGGTTGCAGCAGACAGGATGTCACGAATTGCCTTGTGAGTTGCCACAGTGTTCTCCTCAGAAATAATCTTTGCTCAGGCTGTGCGAGCCGAACTCTACATAGGGCAGCCCTTCGAAATACTTTGCCACGTCCGGGCCGAAGCACTCCATACCTACCCCCGTTCCCATGGCGCCCATTGCCAGGTAATGCCCGAAGTTCTCGGCGGTCGCTTCACGGTCATAGGCGCGCCCACCATGACGACTCTTGCAAGCCTTGAACAGGGCACCGATGATCTCTACAGGGGTGGCTTTCTGAACTTTTTCAGAACGGTACCCAGCCTTCACGCCTGTGACCAGTTGTGCAATAAGAGTGTCCGCCGCATGGAAGGGTGCCCAATCCGCGCTCCAACCCTGCGGCAATTGGTCGAGAATCTCCCCTTGCAAGGGCTGTCCGGCGTCTTCAGCTTGATCTGCGAATGCATGGGCAAAGAAGGCGCGCGCCATGTAGAAACGTATCTCAGTGAACAGGGCCACAGTGTTCGGGTCGATGTTAGGGTTGCTACCAGTCATTTTGCTTTCTCCAGGTGAGTTTGTCTTGCTTGATGGCTATTCTACCGGGGCTATCGCTGGTGTCAAGCCCCGGGATTCTGCTCTGCCTGCGGTTTTACTGTGAAGCCCGGCACAGCCGGGCTGGTAAAGGAGATTTGCGAGCGGTTATTTAAGGACCTCCATCCCGAAAGTGAATACCAGAAAGTCACGGTTTCGGAAGCAAACGCCAGTCTTTCTCGGATTCACCGTGGTGGAACAATCGTGGATGTTCCCCAGCTTCACCGGGTCAAAACCCTCCTCAGCCCAATGCCCGAGCATATTTCCATCACGGGCAACGGTTACACGTGCAAACGCATAGCGGTTTTTGTAGGCTTCTCGTGCGAGGGATTTGATCGAACGCATGATTATCTCCAGAGGATGTTGTGGAACATTTTCCTTGTGTATGGCGGCCATTCTACAGGAAGGGCCTATAGTGTCAACACTTTATTTCAGGCAAACAAAAGCCCCGCATGAGCGGGGCTGGTGTTAGCGACTGTAGTAGTCCAGGGAGTCATCGACTAATCGACTTGCGGCGGCCTGTTGCAGGGTTTCCCTTACCTCTTCCACATCGCCAGATGCTTCCTCCAGGGCTTGGAATACTTCCGTCAGAGGTAGGTAGAACTCGGCGGACAGGGCGGCCACGTCTTCAATGGCAAAGCCATGCTTATGGCCTAGCAGGGTCCAGGCAGCCACATCATGGACCGCTTCGAACAGGAAAACCATTGCCAGGCTGGCGCGTACATCGTCGAGAATGTTCCAATGCATTTCAGTTACCCTCCACAGTGTAGTCGTAGTCCACTACCATAGCCGGGGGAGTGGAGATGTTGAACCGTGCCAGGTAGCGGCCAATGCGGTCGTTGGCGTTAGGGGCCACCCAGGCATCGCCTAACTCTTCAGATTCAACGTACAGGGTGTGATTGATGATGTCAGCATCGCTGTCTTGCGCGATCACATAATCATCACATGCCAGGGCAGTGCAGAGAGTGAGAACGAGACTGATCATTAGCAAACCTCCCGGGCTTTGATTTGAAGTTCTAACAAGCTGGCTTCTTCAGCAAACGTCCGTGCCAGGTCCAGCAGCTTGTAGCGGTTAAGAGTGCTGCTCCACAACGCAATAGCGCTGTCAGTAACCTGAACAGTTGAATCACTTTCATTCAACCATGCACCGGACTGGTACGCCTCGATTCCCAGGATCATCAGAAGTTCCACCGCTTCCAAAGCGTCGGCGGGAGTAAGGGTTTGCGCGGGGTTTGCATTGGTGTTCATGTTTCGATCTACCTTGTAAGTAAGGGGTTGTGTTTCTGAGAGAGATACTAGGGCCACCCGTTGCGCACGTCAAGCCCTTTTTGATCTTTTATTTGAACAGCCACGCGGCGAAGAGTAACGCCACCAGTCCTAGCAACAGCAGTGCCCCGATGTCCACATGTTGCGCAGGCTGGATACTGGCATCGGCCAAAGCCTTGATAGTGTCGTGGCTGTCCCCCTCAGGCTCTGCGCCATACTTGGATTCGAAGGCCTTCCACAAGGCTTGCCGGCGCTCTTCCAGGCTATTGGCCAGTTGGTCAAAAGTGGCAGGCTCTAGGGTGTCTTGCTTGCGCCGTAACTCCTCGCAATCTCGGTCCAGGGCATTTAACTTCCGCTGAATAGGGCAAGCCCGGTCTATCACGGAAAGGACAGGCTTGCGCGGGGTGTCTTCTTCATCTCCCCCAGATACCCAGGTCGGAATGGCTCTTAAACGTCTCGGCACGGAATCACTCCCCACTCTTTACCGGTTCGGAACAGTTTCACTTTAACCCCCGCCTTAGCCAGGCACAGCGCCAGGGAAAAGCAATACTCTACGGGTCCAGGATGACATTCAATGACCATGATTAAACCTCAAATGTGGGGTTGCAGGGTAACATCTAGAGCATCTTTCGTAAACCCTGGAGAATGTCCAGGGTTTAGGGAAGGCGCCCCAGGCGCCAGGTTAGTCCTTGCTGACCCACTGGTTACGCTTGTTCTTTCGCAGGTTGCGAAGCTCACGGCTCGCCTTGATGGCTTCTTTACGTTCGGAACGGGCGCCGGATTTGTCAGTACGCATGATATATCTCCTCAGAGTGAAAGGTTAGGCTGCGAACTCATCGCAACGATACACATTGATCGGGCGGCCAGCTTTCCCCGCTTCCCTCTGCTGCTGGCGAATGGTCGGGATTTGCACGCCTTGCAGTTTCCAGTGCTTGAGGGCGTTGTTCACATCACTAGGGGTGGCCAGGTGGTGGACGTAGGGGATGATATCGTACACTGTGAACTCCTCGCCGAGCCGAGCTTTGATCCACTCCCGGACGATGATCCGAACGGTAGGGGTGTCGGGCTTGAGCGCCTTGCTGGTGGACTCTACCACTACCTTGACGGGAGCGTTATTGACAGCCTCTTGCATGGCAGCCATGACGCCTGGCTTGTCCCAGCGGCGTTGGGAATTCTTGAAACGTTGTGCAATCTCTTCGAACTTGACCATGTTGTGTTACCCTCAGTGCGTTGGTGTTGGGGCCAGTTTATGAGTTTCCTGGCCCCTTGTCAACCCTTATTCTTCCTCTTCTTCAACCGCTTCCCAATCGATGGGGTCGATGAAGAATTCGATACAATCGTCGTCTTCGACTCGCAGCGCCTCCTCCAACTCCTCGGTCAATTGAGACTCATACTCCCCGCATGCGCAACGGAAAGCTATGGGGTCCATTTTTAGCAGCACTTGGCCGGCAGAGAAAGAGATGTTGGCTATCTTAACCCCTTCGTGGATGGAATCCAACTCTTCCACGAACTCCTCTTCGGACAAGTCCACCTCGCCCAGGGTGACATCGTAGTTTCGGAATGTTGCCACATTCTCGGCATTCCAGGGAGAATCTACGCCCATATCTTTGAAAGCTTGAACAGCTTCCTTGATCATGCCTTGACGTGCCAGTTCTTTAGGGTCGAGAGTGGTCATGCTGATATCCTTTTAGGAGGAGGGGGACCGTCCCCCTCTGTGATGCCTATTCTACAGACACGAGATGCCGTGTCAACACTTTATTTCAGGATTCGGGTTTCTTCGAACAACTTCACCGTGGCCAGGCGCTGTTTTTCCAGGCGGGCAGCCAGTGCGGTTAGGCTGTCACCGTCTTTGCCATAGACAGAGGAGTTCAGCATCACTACTGTGAACTGCGGGAAGTTTTCGGACTGGTACAGGCGATCCATGGTGATTCGGAAAGTGACATCCTTATTCAGCACGCGATCTTCGATAGTGCCACCTGCTGCCTCCTCCAGGGCTTGCTGAACGCTGCGACCGTTAATGTGCGTACTGGCCAGCACTTTGCCCTTAACGATCATTTTAACCTCGCCCGCCAGGCGGTCCCCGTACACCTGGCCCAGCTCGATAGCACCTGTAGCGGTATGGATGATGTTCATTTTGGGAACGTAATTGTCTGCCAGGTCCTTGGCATGCGCCATCTCCAGGCTGACAGCTTGAGCTTTCAGTGCGGGAGGGAGGGCAACGGCCTTGCCGATCATGGCGCCAGCAGCCAGGGACAGGGGAGTGGTCAGAACGAAAGCCAGGACGGTTTTTTGAACAGTGTTCATCGTGTTATCTCCTACGGAGTGGATTTAGGCAAGCTGCCCCCGGCGTCCAGGGGCAGCCCTAAAAGCACTCTGCTGTTACTTGACGTATACAGGCACCGCATTGCCAGCCTTGCCAAAGGCGAGGTATTCGCAGCCCAGCACTCGGACGCTGGGGGAGATATTCAGCTTGACTCCCCAGCGGCGGGAAGCTTCCGCGCCGTTATCGGTTACCTGGCGAGGAACGGAAGAGCCCTTCACGAAAGCACGGGCTGCGGTACGGGAGGAGAAATGAATTTGCATCGTGTGTTACCTCTGTCGGGGTTTGTGGGTGCTATTGTGCTGCTAGTGCATCAGGTTGTCAAGCGTTTATTTCGTCAACCGGAACATAGAATTCGATCCCGCGCCATGCACCTCCCACCTTGGCCATATCACCTCGTATCTTACTCACTCGGCCAGTCCATATTTCTCCCGTGCCGGCATGCTTGAGGAACTTACCACCTACCAACTGTTCGGGCAGGTACTGACACGTTCCGTCGAGCTTTTTCCGAAGGTCGCCCCGGATGGCTACTATATCCCCTATTTTGACAGGCATCTTGTCTCTCCTCAGGCAGTTCGGAAGGGTTCGTCCGGCTTTACGTCGAAGATAACGCCGACGCCGTGAACCTGACCATTACGATAGAGAGTGTGCCACCTGGCCACGCCCTTCGAGTGCTTCACCAGATAGGTGCGACGACGCAGGTTCGCATCTCCATCTTCCCACTGATTATCCCGCTCAATGGGGAAGTACCGATTCAGGTCTACGGCCACGCGGTCATACTCACCACGGTTATAGGCAGCGTACAGGTCACGTTGATTGCAGAGAGCTTTTTGCATGGTTACCTTCCTACAGGTTGTTTGCCTTGCTTGAGGGTCATTCTACGGTGGCACGGTTAGAAGTCAACCCCCTTTTTAAGAAATTGCTCTGGCAACGCCAGGTAGAGGAACGCGCAAGCGTAGCAAGGAACATGCCAGGTCGGCGATGAAAAATCCTGGCACAAGGCTTGACACTCCAGGCTCATCCTGGCATTCTGGAGGCATGCGGGAAAGCAGGCCGGAGGGGCCGGGCGCCGGAGACAAACACCGCCCCTGCGCGCTTTTCAAGGTTGGCATGGAGATTGCATGTGAAAGGTAGTTTCGGTGAGGGAGGGATAGATAGGGAGCTACTTACCGGGGAAGTGACGTGCTACAGCGGGGAGTTGACGTGCTACAAGAGGCCGAGGGGTCGGGCCGCCTGGGGAGGGAAACTTGACAGTTCTTTTGATACCTGTCTCTGTAAAAATCTGTCGAGTACCTTGGGCGCTCGGTGAAAATCTGTCGAGTACCTTACGCCCGGCTGTGAAAATCTGTCAGGTACCTTGCTCAAGCCGAACGGAATCGATCTTGACGCTCTTGAAAGTGGAAGCCCACAGCTCTTGAGCAGCCTGCCCAAGCGCCTCCCAGGCCTTGAGTGTCCGGCAGGAAGGGCAGAGGCCTTCTACGATATCCCGGGCAGGGGTGGGGGAGTCGCACTTCTTACAACGAATCTCAGGACCGACTGTAAGCGTGATGTTGATATGCACTTGTAAGCTCCTCTGATGGGCCTAGGAGACGATTTCTCCCCTAACCTAGGCCGTGAGTCAGGGGCCGGCTTAAAATGTGATAGCGAGGCTGGGAGGCCCCTTCAAATATCTAGCTCGAAATAGGGGGCCACCCAAATATCTAGAGCAAATATCCCCAGCCCCTCAAATATCTACACCCCCGAGGACATGATGGTCACACCTTCAGGAATCTCACCTGCCCGTACCAGGTCGGTTGCCCACCCCTCGTACTGGTAAGGGATTTCGACAATAACTTCGAACTGCTTCTTCAGCAGGGCACAGTCGATGGCCAGGGCATTTGCCCATCCCTCACCCACACCCACGGACCTCAACCCTGTCAGCCCGTGATACCTGTCTTTGAGAATAAACACATCTACCACAGACCGGGTAAAGCCATTCATGTTGACTAGCAAACCTTCTCGACGGTAGGCGATGTTCATCCATACCCTGTCGGCTCGCTGTACCAGTTCCCGGTGATCACTTAGAAGCCCCGGCCCACGGATCGCAATACCGTTATGATCAAGCCCCTGGGTAGGGCCGAACACGATAGAACTGACAACACCTTGCAGGGTATGGTCTTCACATCGTAGGGCTGCTGCCAACTGGTCTTTCAGAAGGAGAGCCTTGTTCATACGTGGTACCCCCGATTGCGAAGAATTCCTTTAGCTTCCGACCAGAAACCCTTAACACTAGATTGGGGGCGCTCAACAAAGTCCAGGCCTTGAGTGTTCAGGAAATCCACCATAGACAACAGGAGGCTTACCTTTGAGAATGACGGGCTTTTAGCCACTGTCCAGTACATAGACGGCTCATCATGGTAGAACTGCAAAGAGTCCAACAGACGGCGGCGAACACCGATGTCTGCGATGAAGAACTTCTCGTCATAGAGAGTCTCCACACTTCCATCTTTACGCCGCGCCCAGTCGTTCTCCAGGGATGGCACGCCGCCGTGGCACTTGGAAGCGAACTCCCACGACTGGGAGCTTAGGAGGTGCCCAACAGCACAGTGATTTCCCTGGCCATCTACATAGTTGCAGCGCCCGTCGATGAGGCATCGACCCTTCTGAGTGTACAGACGGTCAGCGAGGTGAATCAGGATGTCTGCGATGGTTTGAGCAGTGTTCATAAATCCTCCAAAGGTGGTTGAGGGCTCAGTGTATAAGAGCCCTCCGGTGTTGTCAAGAGAGTTTCGGATTAAACCCTAACCAAGACGGCATCCAATCACTGCCATAGCGGGTCCAGGCATACTCCATCTCCTCCATCAAATCCAGAGCTGCCTCTTCATCGGCAACCTGTAGAGTAGCAGTGCAACCGTTGCAGTCGTTGATCAACTGAATCTCGTACATCAGAGAGGACCCTCCACATTAAACACAAAGTGATCGAACACATCGAACCGTGGGCATCCATCTTCTTCGGGCAGGATATCCAGGGTAAACAGGTGATCCCAGCCCTCATCGTCCACCACGTAGAAGGAACCATCCTTGTACAGGCCGTCTGTGATAACATCATAGGTTTTACCCAACGTGAGGTGGGCTACCATAGGGTCTTCATCCTTCGGGCTGGAACCCTCCATGTAGAGGGTCATGACGTAGGTCGCCTTCAGCTTTCGCCCCTCTTGGAGGAGTTTCTTGACAGCGGCACGGTGTTGGCTATACAGGTCTTGCATGGAATCCTCCTAATCGATGCCCAGGGAGCTGGCCATCAGTGAAATCAGTTTGCCCAGTTGGCGGTGAGTCTCGATGAGGGTGCCCTCTTCGTCCCGGCACTCCCAATACCCATCTTCGTGCTTTTTGAAAGAGTACCCGCAGGCTACCATCTCTTCCTGGCGTTTAGCTGCCCAAGTGTTCATAGCTTTCGTTCCATACTGAGGGGCGGTTGGAGGTTATCTCCAGGAGCCTCATTGCGGAGACAAGGTTACTATTCTCCACGTCAGAAAGCAACCTCATCAGACGATTTTTTGTCAGCTCCTGGCGGACATCTTTTGGAGGTACCGGACGTTGAAGCAACATCTCTTCCACTTCCTCCTGGTGACGTTTCTTCATCCTCTGGGCCTGAACAATCCAGTCAAGCTCGTCCATGGCGCCGGAGCAGATGCAGGTGTACCCCTCGACGGAGTAGTCGTACCCTGCAAATCGATCCCCTCTGTTCTGGACAGGTAGAGCAGCACGACCACAGAAGGAGCAGGAGTGGGCCCCGCGCTGTTGAAGGGTGGAAGTAGGTTGAAGGTCGGCGTGGCGGGAGTTCCAACTGTAGGTGTAGCCGTACTTATCCGCACCCTTGACGCTCTTCCCTACGAAAACCAGAGAGAAGAAGCGTTCAGCCCGTTCGTCGCAATGGGCGGGGAATTTCCCCTCTGCATGAAAATCGTAGTTTTGATCGTTCATCTTTACCTCCCGGTTGAAATAGGGACAGTATGCCTGCCCCTGTAAGCAATGTCAACAGCTTTAGCCGTTCTTATCCAGCCAGAAGTCATGGCCTTCCGGGGTGTTACTCCACACAAAGGCGCTCTTCAAACCCACGAACATGCCTTCTTCCGTCTGCAACCACTCCGCCATGTCCTGGTCAGTTCGCTCCCTGACCAGCCGGAGGTCAGCCTTCATCGCCAGACGGCGATGATTGCCCGTCAGCCCCTGCCGGTCGTAGTGGTTGTTGAGCTGAGCACGAATAGTCTTGTTCACTTTACACCTCCTTTCCATTCATTTCGGGAATCTTGCACACAGCCGAGTGACGCCGAGAGGTTTGAGCACCCCAGGCAGTCGGATGTTTCAGGATTACCGTCTTCGCCCGGACAGCTTCCACAGTGGTGACTACCATCTCAGTAGCCTTCCCTGCGGTGCTGGCGATAGCCACCTGGTCGCCCACATGCAGTCGGCGGCCTGCCACGTCAAACGCTTCGATTTCTTTACTCATGGAATCCAACTCCTCCTTTCGTTGTAAATGAGGTGAACTTGTCTAGGAACCCTTCCCTGATCCACACCTCCCGAGCCTCCATGAGGTCCTTCATGGCCTCCTGCTGGCAAGGGATGTCGGTGTAAGCCCGGGAAGCTCCCCGATCCGCCTGGATACGATACCAGATTGTACTCCCGTCTGTCCACCAGTTCAAGGAAAATGTGATCTTCTCCCCTTTAGGGCTCTCTGCCTGGAAACGTAGCAGCTTAGTCGTCATACCCTTCAATCTCCTCCCATATCAAATCTTGCATGTCCTTGTTAATGGGCATCTTCAATACCCGGAGAGCGTTGCCCATTTTGAAGGCGGCCTGTTTCCCTCCCAGCAGGACATCTTCCTCTTTCATTTCGTAAATGCAAAGGTTGGCCCCTAGCATACCCATCTCGTTGAAAGCACGCAAGCCTACCCACTCTCGTGCTTGCTCCCAGGAACTGAAGCCGAAATAGTAAGTGAGCATCTCTTTTTCATTCTTGGCAAGGTCTTCCCACCCGGGGATGTCTTCCTCGGGGACTGGATGAAGTTCCTTCTCCTTGTCTAAGCACATGCAAAGATCGATATAGAGGCCAGTAGCCTGCCACCGAGGGTATCCCAGGCCCTCCAGGGTCTTGGATTGCACCTTGCTGCTCAGTGCGTCGGCATACATACCCTTGCCACACACGGTTTCGATTCGAAGAATGAAAAGAGATGCCATAAAATCCTCCAGGTACGAAAAAGCCCCCACGGCTCTTCAGCTCATGGGGGCTATGATAGGTCAACCAGCTCGGCTAGTCAACATGAAATTGTACTTGGAGTAATCCACATCACCGCTCAGCTTGGAGTGGCTATAGTCCGTCACCTTCTTCTCGAAGAAGTTGTCGTGTCGGGCGGCGTTGATCATCCATTCCATCCAGGGCAACGGGTTCTCACCCACCTGGTGCTCCTTGAGAAGCTCGCATTCGAAGAGCCTCAGGCGGCACAGGTAGTCGATGTACTCGACAGTCTGCTCGAAGGTCAGGTCATGCTGAGGGCCCTTCTCGAAAGCCAGGACCAGATACTTGACCTCGGCTTCCCGATAGTCTTCGATCAGGTATCGGATTTCCTGGTCCAGGATCGCATTCTCTTCCGGGGTAAGGTCCTTACGCATGGCTTTCAGGACGCGGATATTCTTCTCCACGTGGTCGGTCTCATCCGCCAGGCTCCACTGGTTGATGTCGTTGAACCCGATCAGCTTGCCGCAACGCTTCATGTTCAGCAGCACAGTGAACGCACCGAACAGGCCTACACCTTCGCCGGTCAGAAGTTGGGCCAGGATGCAAGCGGCCTGGAGGGGCTCGGACCAGCTTGCGTCTATCCGATTCTCTCCCATCACCTCCAGTTTGTCTCGCATCTCCTTGTAGGAGGCAAAAGCTTTCCAATCGCCATCGGTGAACCCGAACTCCTCGGCTGCCAGGGCATAAGCTCGCTGGTGAACCACCTCACGGGAGGCGGCAGTAATGAGCCAGTTTCGAATCTCATTGTTCTTGATGTACGGGAGGAGCTTGGTGTAGCCCTCGCCGACTGTCCGGTCCATCTCGGTGAACATGGACAGGGTTTTGTCCAGCAGCCACTTGTGGTTCTCGTGGGGAACCTGGTTGGTCCCGAGCCCTGAGGTGCTGAAATACTGCTGCTTGTCGTCTGTCAGGTCTGCCTGGTGAACATCCCAATGCATATCGATGGCATGGACCCGAGCTGCCTCGACTGCCCAAGGGTAAACAAAGGGACGGTAACTGGTGCTTTCAACAAATACGCTCACAATCTCTCCTTTCAAAGAAGGGGCCCGAAGGCCCCTCTGTTTTACTGCCCAGTCCAGATTTCATGCGGCCACATCTGGCCTTCTGGCGGGGGTTGCATCGGGTTGAGGATGATGTCTGCCTCTTCCACCTCATGGGGGATGAACAGCTCGTTTTTTTCAGCCTCCGCAACGCCCATGATGTTCCACTCATAGCTGGCGGTGGGCGGGAACAGGAACCAGCCCGCAATCAGCAGCTTGAGTTGGGAACCTCCGTGAGTGGAGGAATGGTCCATTGCGTCGATGAGGAAGTAGGTGTTGTATGGTGGAATTGGCACCACGAACATCATGTCTTCGTTCATCGTGATCGGATAACTGAAGTTGACGTACTTGTACTGCAACGCCAGACAGTTTTCCACGGTTAACGCCATGTGTGCTCCTTACCCTTGGCAGGACAGGCAAGTGTCCTCGTCCAGGGAGATTGTGTATCGCACTGGGAGGGCATTCAGAGGCTCAGCGCCCCCGGTACCAACCTTCATGCTCTTCGCCGCCTTGGAGCGGCAGTAGTAGAGGCTCTTCAGCCCCTTGTGCCACGCATAGATGTGGATGTCCGACATCTCTTGCAGCGTGATGTCCGGGTGAACGTACAAGTTGACCGACTGAGACTGGCAGATGAAGGGTTGACGCCCTGCTGCTGCCTCAATCAACCACATTGGGCTAATCTCCCGGATCGTCTTGAACACCGCTTTCACCTCGTCGCTCAAACCTTCGATGTGCTGGCAAGAACCTTCAGCATCGTTGATCGAACGCCAGGTTTCCTTGGTGTCCAGGCCGACTTTTTCCAGCTCTCGCCGGAGGTATTCGTTTTTGATCAGGAAGCTCCCCGCCCGGCCTTGAGCGTTGAAGCAGTTGCCTGCCCAGGGTTCAGTGGACGGAGATACGTTGACCAGGCTGGAGCTGTTGGCATTCGGAGCAATCGCCAGCAAATGGCTATTCCGACGCCCGCTTCCCTGGCAGTCCGGAGCCTCCCCACGGGAGCGTCCCAGCTCCAAGCTGGCCTGTACGGCCTGCTCCTTGATTTGCTTGTAAACCTGGTAGTTGAGCTGCTGCATGCCACCCATGCCACCAGATTCGAACGGGATCATACGCTGTTGTAGCAGAGTATGGAAGCCCATGGTTCCCAAGCCGATTGCACGCTCCTTGGAGGCGGAGTGTACGGCCCGGTGCATGCTCGGAGGTGCCAGGCGGATGAAGAACTCCAGCACGTTGTCCAGGAACCGAACCATGTCTGCGATAAACAGGGGGTCGTCCTTCCACTCATCGTAGGTGCCCAGGTTAACACTCGACAGGCAGCACACCGCAGTACGCTTGAAGCTGGTGTACAGGGTGATTTCGGAGCACAGGTTGCTCTGTCGTACCCGGTACAGCGGATGAGTGATGCATTCCGGTAGGTTACGGTTCACCGTGTCCACGAACAACATGAACGGCTCGCCCGTGTCCTTACGAACCTGAAGCATCTCTTCCCATAGCTCACGTGCCGGAACCTTACGTCCAGTCTTACCGTGTTTGGGATCAACGAACTCCCAATCCTCACCCTTGATGACCGCCTCCATGAAGGCGTCCGGGATGTTAGCACCGTTGTTCAGGTTGAAGCGCTTCAGCTTCGGGTCACCGCCTACCGGGTTCCGCATTTGGAGGAACACAGGGAACTCGGGGTGAGCCACGTCCAAGTACATGGCCATGCTGCCACGACGAGTACGGGTCTGACGGTAAGCCCGGCACATGACATCGTAGTCCCCAGCGTGCTCAATGACGCCCGTAGACAGCTCATCCGGGGCCCTGATGCCTGCGTAGACGCCTACCCCACCACCAGCCATGCTCAACTCTTTCGCTTCACCAGAGGCCGTTGTGAGGCCTTTACGGCTGTCCGCGATCATCGATAGGAAGCAACTGATGGGCATCCCGGTGGTATCGATGTTTTCTTGAAGCCAGTCCCCTGCTTCGTCAAACTGCTCTTCGGTGAAATTGGGCCACTCGATGTCCAGGGCGTTGGTTTGTACCGGGCTTGCAGGCACTGCCCACTGCCGGCTGAAATAACCATACATCCGCTGAGCAAAATCGTAGTCACCGAAGCAATAGCTCACCGCTGCTCGTGACAGCGTTTGTTGAGGCGATGTCTCGTGTTCCTTCTTGTAGAAGCCGTCCGAGGTGAGCATCGCCAATCCTTGTTCCGGGATCGTCCGGTCCAGGGAATAATCAATCAGAATGCCGTTATACGGCTGAACACTCTCACTCATTCAGGAAATCCACCATAGCCTGTGCAGGGTTTAGTCGCCGACCCATGTGGATCAGCTCGTCACGGAGGCTACCGTCCTTGGCAGAGGCGATGATTGCCTCCTCGCTCGGTGCCCCCTTCTTGATCCAGCTCTCGTCCAGTCGCTCATAGCCTTCGAAACGTTCGCCGGAGATATGTTGCCCACGGAGGTTCCGGTGTTCCCGGTGAACCACTTCGTAGGGTTGTGTGGTGTCCATGCCGTTGCGGTACAGCAGGGCTGCCAAGACCTTGGGGTTACCTGCCTGGTAAGCAGCGAACGCCTCTTTGAAACCAGTTACCAGTCGCAGGTCCGACACGGACAGCGAAAACTCGACCTTACCTTGACTCACAGTTTACCCCTTCTTGCAATTGTTCGGAATTAGTTGACGATGCTGAATCCAACCTCGCAGGCCGGAGGACCAGTAACAACCATCACGGTCCTGGTGAGTCACACCCTTCTCCCAGCCACCTGCTATATGCATGGGGGTGGCCTGGTGCTCGGTAGGACTGGCGTGAACTGGCTCGCTATTGATCAGCTTGCCGAAGACCACTTCAGCCTTGTCCTGGCTCTTGTCAGTGGCCCGGTAGCTGGTCTGAGCACAGCAGCTTGCAGAAAGCTTCAACGCTTGCTCTACAGAGATGATCTCCCCGTTCTCATCGAAGTATTGCCGGCCCATGCCCGGGATGAACTCTGTTTTCACATAGGGAACGTGCCATTGACCAGGGACCAGTAATTCAGGGGCCACCCCGGCAGTGGCCTCCTTCATCATTCGAGCCAGGTGCTGGAACTCCGGCTGGGCGTCTTCGTGATCACGGAGCCAGTAGAAGTTCTCCCACTCGGTAGCGGTCACTACCGTCTTCATCATCTGGAAAGGCTCAAGCACCCGGTTGACAATCTGCTTGTGCAGTCCAACCTTGTGCATGGCCAGGGCCATCCCAGCGGCGGCCTTGGCAGCTTTGATCCAGAGATACTTGGCTGCCACCTGAAGAGGCTTCGACAGCTCCTTGTGAGCTTGCATGCCGGCCTGGTTAGCACCCCAATGGACTGGCATAGCTGGGTTATTCCGCACCTGCTCAATGAGCTTCTTGGTTGGGATAGCCCGGCTGGAGGCACAGTTCTTGAAGAGAGCGTGGTGCGTCATCAGCTCGGCGTGGATGAACCGGGGATACTCCAGCTCGAAGGTGGTGATTGTTACCGGGAACTGTGATGTACCTGGGTAGGAAATGCTTTTGGCGATCACGCTCGCTTTCATTGGTTACTCCTTCTTCGTTTCTTCTTTGGCACGGGTCTGAATCAGCTCCCGCTGAGAGAAGAATACCATCTTCTCGGCGTCATAGACAGCGTTGTTGCCCTTCTTTTTCTTACCCAAGGTGCGCTCGGCTGCTTTTCGCCAGATTGCCTTGAACACGTTCGCTTCGGCGAAGGTCATGCCCAGTGCTTCGATAAAATCGTTGCACTCCCCTATGTAGGGCTCCCCGCCAGAGGTGGGGTTTCGGACCTCTACCTGGTAGTAGCTGGAAGAACCTCCCGTGTGTTCCCCCTCCTCTTCGGTAGGGGCTACAGGGTTTACCCATCCAGGCGGGCTTCCTATAGTTTTGAACATCTCTGCCGCTTCTTTGGAAGCGACATACTCGCTGGCAGTGATCATTACAGAGGGTCCCAGTTTCACAGCTTGACTCCTTCGTCCAGGGAGGTGGAGGCCACCTTCATAGTTTCGGCAATCATCTGCGTGGCAGCCAGCAGAGTGACATACACAGTGATCATCGGGGTGTCGGGGTAGTTCTTTTCCAACCACATCAGCAGGTCAGCCCCCAGCTCCTGATCGATGGACACTTCCATCTCGGTGGTTTCGGGCTTCTCTGGGGCGTCGAGCAGATCGCTCATGATCATGCGTGAATTCTCCTTGTAGATATGAAAGAGCCCACCCGAAGGTGGGCTTTGAGTCAGATGCCGACTACCAGGTGTTCCCGGTCCAAGACATTCTGACGAGTGCGGGAGTGCTTCCCACAACTATGGCAGCGGAGAACCTCGAAGGCCGACACTGCGGTGTAGTACAGTTTGCCCGTTGGACGCAAGTCGTCCGAGCAGCACACAGGGCAATGGGGAGTGACCTTCTGAGGGATCAACGCAGAGAGCGACGGGTGGGTATTATACCACGCACGCAGCTTCAAGTAAACCTCCTCCAGGACAATCACGTCGAAGACGTTGTACTCCATCATGTGGTCCCAAGCCTCGGGGTCTCCATCCATGACTCTCGCCCACAGCTCGAAACCGCCAGTATCAAGCTTATCGTGCTGACACTTCAGGAAAATCGCCAGGGACTTCAGGGAGTTGCTCGGGAATTTGAACACCTTCTTGGCAATGTCGCACGTGTCGATGATCTTGTACGGGCTGGGAGGCAAGATGTCGTGCTTCACCAGGTGAGCATTGATCGTCGGCAGGTCGAACTTGCGGCCATTGTGCGCCACCACGAAATCTGCCTCGTCCAGCAGGCCTGCCAGGACCTTGAGAAGCTCTCGGTCATTCTTCGGCTCGGTGTTGTAGAGGTCGAAATCCGGAAGCTTGCACTCCAGGATATCATCGCTGCCCAGCCACTTGGCCGAGAAGGTGAGCAAATAACCCTCTTGCAACACCTGGTTCTGGCCCACCGTAGTCTTCCAGCGGCTCCAGTAATAGCCGATAGCCGGAGCCGTCTCGATGTCGAGGATCAGCACTTTGGGCATCGGCTTGTTCTCGTTGATCTTCTGAGTTCGTAGGAAGTCGCTCACAGTGGACTTGGCCATGCCCAGCTCCACGGCAATCTGACGCCAGGACTTCCCGGCTGCTGCCAGTTCTAGAGCGGTATTGTGCCACGGTTTCATGAAATCTCCTTAGTGCGCCGTGATGACGTAATTGGACGGGTGACCACAACGTAGGTGGCCATAGCTGTTGTCGAACTCGCAGATGGCGTCAAACCACTCTTCCGAGTCCGGCTCTAATTCTCCGGTGATCAGGGCACACAGCTCATCGAACCGCCTGCACTCTGCTTCCGGGACCAGGTACCAGTGGCAGGAATCATCCTGCCGGAACATGCATCGTTGGGTCACTTGTACTCCTCCTTCAGGATAGCGAAGATTTGATCCCGACGCTTAGCTGTTGTGGTGCCAGGCTCTACCCCTCGCTCTTTCAGCCATGCCTTGACAACACTCACGCCTTTCTTGCCAATGGCGATGGCTTCCTTGTCAGCTCGGGCTTCTCCCCAGGTATGGAAACCTTGCCGCTCCATGTGAGTCTTGATTTCATGGCACGGCTTACAAAGCCATGCCAGGTCGTCCATACCTACCAGCACCACTCCTTCGATGAACCTTTGTAGGTCCTCAATAGATCGAAGGCTGAACTCCCCTGTCCGGTGATCGACTTCCATGTCCGCTGCACGCTTCACCTCCCCACATTTGGAGCACTGAGCGCCTTTTACGGTTGGGAACCGCTTCATGCTTCGTGGGTTGGTGTTCACCATCTCCACAGAGTTGTTCTTGATGAACTCCAGCTTGACCGGGTGCCTCATCCACATGGCGCGACGGATACCTCCTCGCAGCCAGGACAGGAATGAAGCCTCAGTCTTCCAAACCTCTGGAAGCTCTTCCCAGGGTCGGCGACGAACACTCATCTCCCACCCCACTGGAACAACAGCCGGTTGAACAGGCCCATGCCGTAGATAGCCCCCACCTTGGACAGCTTCAGGGGTCCTAGTTGGATCACACAGATGACACCCGCCCGAACGAAGTACAGGTGGGGGAACCACCCCCACAACTTGCCTTTCTCGGTGACCGTCTCCATCAGCCGAACTCCTCTTCGACTGCCTCCTCGGGAGTCAGGCCTTGGTCGTAGTAGTCCCCGTACAGGCCTTCCAGGAAGTACGCATGGGCTGACGGCAGGCCGCGACTTTCGAGAACCAGGTCCAACTCTTCCAGCCAATCTGTAAGACTTACTTGCTGCATTCTATCACTCCCATTTTCTCCAGCGTCTGCCGGACATTGATTCGGTCGTTTTCCCAACGCTGCATGTGGGCGCAGTCCACGTACATCTGCATGATGTCAATGGCGTCCTTTCGCATAACCTCGTCGGTCCAGCTCACGTACTCCACTTCCTCCGGATACCAGAGCTTGTATTGATCGTACATTGCCTTCCAGGCATCCCGGTCGTCCTGGCAGTCCTTCAGGATAGAGTAGACCTTCTTCTCTCCGAAGGGTTTAGGAGTTCCTCCGGCCTGGTAGGTGGCCCACTCCAGAATGTCACGAGGGTTGTAGTTGTCCGTACTGTCGCCCAGGAGAATCTGGAAGTACAGCCACATCCGACCATGCCCCTTGATATCCTTACCCATCTCGACGAGCTGGCCAAACCCCCTGTTATCCATGATGCCCAGGCCAGGCTTGTTGGGGTTGTAGAGACGACTCTCCACACCCATCGCATCCTTGTCCTGTGTGCAGGGGATGATCCACTGAGCAGCACCCTTCAGCTCGGCAATACGCCCGGCGTACCCTCGGGTTGCCAGAGCATCGTCGGCCTCACAGCGATAAGTGGTCAGTGCCCCGTGCTTTTTGATCAGGTACTTCTTGGCGTCGCTCAGGTGTACCGGACGGAGGGAATCCCCTCGGGACTCTTTGTAGCGTCCCGCCTTCTCAGTGCCGTTCGGCGCTCGCTTGTTTGGAGGGGTACGGTAGCGCTTGGGAAGGTCGATATCGAGTCGGAAGTTGTCCGGGCCCGAAATCAGAACCTGGTAGCCCGTGGCATTCACCTCAGCACACACCCCGGCAATCATCTGCTTGAGGGTGAACAGGACGTTCTCGATGGGTTCAGGGTACTGGACATCCCGAATTTCGAACTGATCCTCAGTGAACTTCCCACCGTGCTGGGTCTTCAGGAAGTCTCGGAATTCCGTGCGATGGTTGAATTCCTTCTCCCTACCGCTGGGGATGTGCTTCGCTATGATAGCACGCCCCTCTGCGGCAGAGCAGGCCTTAAAGGCCCACTCGTCACCGTCGATTACGGCAATTGTATCTGCCGGTTGGGACATTATGCGTCCTCCGAAAGTTCCTCGTAAACCTGACGAAGCTGGGAGAATTCATAGTCTTTCTCCTCGAAGTCGCGCTTCGCGTCGTGGGCTGCTGCCTTGTCGATCAGCTTGATACGGTCCTTGTCCAGGCCGTGCTCCTTGGCATCCTTCTTGAGCTGCGAACGGTCGTCTGCGTTGGTCAGCTTTTCACGGTGCAGAGTCACCAGGCGGTCGAACAGTTCCTTCTCGGTCATTTGACCTTCACGCTCGTCGTTGTAGTTTTCCATTTCTCTCTCCTTCAGTTTTGAATAGTGATGGTGCTTGGGGCAGCCTGTTCAGTCTTCCGTGGCAGGATTTGGAAGTCGAACAAGGGTTGGCGGGACTCCGGATCAGTGGTGCTGGGAAGCATCAGCGAATTCTGGGTGCCCTGGGCAATGGCATGGAGCTGCCCTTTCCAGTGCTTGAAGTCCTCTTTCATGGTTTCCGGGATGTCCTTGCCAAAGTAGACGCTCGGCAGTCGCAGGACGTAGACGTTGTGCATGTCATTCAGGACCAGGGTGTTGCTCTGTGCCATTTACTCTTCCTCCACCCAAGCGTGGGCATCAATGTAGTTGCTTACCATGTCCTGGGCGAACCCCTCCAGGAACCGCTCCCTCTCTTTCTCTGACATCTCTTCCCACTCGTCTCGTGGCATGTGCTCTTCATCTTCATGAACACCGCCTGCGAAACCAGTGTTAACGCGGCACTTGATCACCACGTAATCTTCCATTCTCATCTCCTCCTTTGGAGTAAAAGAAAGGGCCCCGAAGGGCCCTGAGGGTTCCGTCTTAGAACGGAATATCGTCGTCGAAGCTGTCCACGTCCGAAGCAGGACCCTGAGCCGGGGGAGCGCTCTGCTGGGTTGCTACGGGGCGCGGTGCGGGAGCTTCTTTGGCTTCCGGTGCCTTGTCGCCGCGTTCCTTGGCCAGTTCACGGAGAACGGCTTCCATGCGGGTGCCAGCCAGGTTGTTAGCCTGCTGAATCTTGCGGATCACATCGCGACGGAGCAGGCGGGCGGTCTCGATAGTCACGTTGTCGAAGTCGATCAGGAGCGGCTTCTGACGCAGCTCAGCTACACCTGCACGCATCATCTTGGCCGGTACCTGGGTCGCGCCACCGAAGCTGACGTTGGTGTAGACGAGCGGGTTGCCGTCTTTGTCCTTCTTGTCGTTCTTCGCCGGGGTCTTCTTGACGTTCACAGTGCACATGAACGGCTGGTTGAGCAGCGGCTCGATATCCAGGTCGGTACCGTCCAGGATCGCGGTTGCTGCACCCGGTTGCATTGCTTTCGCCAGCTTGGTCAGCGGGCTGTTCGGGTGGTAGGTCCAGATGCCACCTTCTACGATACGGCCTTCGCCGTCACGCGGCGGGGTCGCCTGGAGGGTGATACCACTCACTTCACCACGGAAGGACTTGTTCAGCATCAGGCGGTACTGTTGCTCACCGATGTCACCACCGTAGTCCACTACTTCTTCCACCAGGTCGGCGAATACTGCCACCTGATCCACAGGCTTCTGAGCTTTGCTCTCACCGTTATCATCAACGAAGTCTTCCCGGTTTTGCTCGCCCAGGTAGACGATCAGCGAGACGCGGGCTTCGTGGTTGCCCGGGGTCGGCTCGGGGAGGTTGACGAACTCACGCGGGGTGCCGGTGTTGCCAGTGCTTTTGGGACGCAGTGCCATGTTTTACTTCTCCTATCAATTACCCTATCGGGCGGTAGTTGCCCCTAATCGGGGGGTTTGTCGCTTGTTAGCGAACTTCTTCGGTGACAATCTTGCGAGTAATTCGCTCGATGATCCACCCTAGCTGCTTGCCACCCAGTTGAGCTTTCATCTTCCGGGCGTCTTCCCGGAGGCTGAAGGCGTAGGACCGGCTGGTCAGGTTGTACTTGTTGCAGACCACATATTCGGTGGTCTCCTCTACTTGAATAGACATGATGTCCTCCTCATTTGGAACGCTATTGAAGCATATAAGCTATTGAAAGTCAAGGACTTTTATCAAAAACTCACATACTTCAGGTTGCTAGCTCCCCGCGCATTGTTGCAGCGAGGAGCCTATTGAAGCACAATCCAGAGGCAATGTCAAGCCTCTCGGATACCTTCCACCGTCAGGTAGGCCAGCTCATGCTCAAACCACTCCGCATCGTTGGGCATCTCCAAAGGAAAGTTCTTCCCCTTGGCATGGTTCTCTACCCAGTAGAGGAGGAAGTCTTCCAATTCCTGGTGACGCATGTTCACGTAATCCAGGATCGCCATCCCTGTCGGTTCGGTATTACCTTTCTTGCTCATATTTCCTCCAGGCACCTTAGTGGCAGGTGCCCCACGTAGTTCCCAACATGTACCCTGCGGACAGGTCTACTCGCAGCTTGAAGTGTTCACCAGCAGCTTTGACAGCCTCGATAGCCGTCTCCCCTGCTCGACTGTAGCCTACGAACCAACCACCCTTCGGGGACTCTCCGATGTCGCTCCAGATTTGACCCGAGGACTCTTCCATCTCGTCCTTCCACTTCTGGACCAGGGCCTTGCATCGAGCGTCTTCCTTCTTCTGAAGCTTCTTCTGCTCCTCTGGGTCCTCGTGCTGCATCTCTTGCCAGCCCAAGGCTTCCTTGGAGAACATCTTGAACTTGACCAAATCCTTGGTCACTTCCAACTGGCTCTCATCGTGGTAAGCAATGAGCTGCTGGCAGTACGACTTGTTCTTCCAGTCGTCCTTCCAGAAGTCTACCAGCAGACCTTCAGCCATCAGCTTCTGGTCGTGCATGATCATCGCCACCTTGGCGCAGATAACACCTGCCGATTGGAACAGGCTGTTGACCAGAGCATGCTCCGAACGGGTAGGAATCTGGCGGCCATCGATCCCAACGATGAACTTCTTGTTCCCCTTCTCCTTCCAGAAGTCGGTGAGAACCGTCTTCAGCAGCGCAAGGGGGCTAGCAGCCTCCCAGAAGGCGTCGAAGATGGCCTGGGCCTCCTGCATAGAGCAGCCGACGATCTTCGCTACACGTGCCACCTGAGCCCCGTAGGAGCAGCCATACTTGACCGACTTGGCATTGGTACGACTGAAGTCTCCTCCGATGATGGTGGAAATCTTCGCCGCCGTCACCGTGTGAATATCGTTGGGCTTCTCAGCCACAAGCGCTACCGCATACTCTTGCGCTGCCTGGATGCACGCTTCCCGGTACTTGGCGAAGTTGGACCCAAACTTGATCTTGAGCTTCTGTGCCGCAGCAGGGCTGAGACGCATTGCCGTGCTCAGGCAGTAGTGGGCTTCGATCTTCGCTTCCAGGGAGTCAAAGTCGTAGCCAATCTGCCAACACTTGTTGGTGTCCACGCCGAACAGGTTTCGCATCGGTACCCCGTACAGCGAGGTCACACGAGGAATGTTGGCCACCTGCTTGTGTTTGAACCGGCTGGTACCAGCACCACAACTGTCTGCCGGAGTTGCAATCCGACCATCTTCACGCTGGTAGGCCATGTACCCCTTGACAGGCATGCCGTCTTCGTCCAGGTCGTCCGGGTCATACCCACCACCTAGGATCGAGTTCCGCCGATGGCGATACGTCAGGTAGTTGGTCACGTGCCGAACGTGAGGGAACTTCTCGGAGATTCGTTCCAGGGCGGGACAGAGGTCCTTGTCCTGACCTACGGTGAACTCCGGGTTGGTCCACACCTTCAACTGACGATCATTGCCTCGCTCCAGGATGTACTCCAGAACGATATCTGGGTTGTCCATCATGAAGGCCAGGGACCACTTAGCACGCAGCTTCTCTTTCAGGTGCTCCAGGCGGTACTTCTTGAACGGGCTTGCATAGGTTTGCTCGATGTACGAGGTAACCACCTTTTCGAACTTCTCGAAAGGTAGCTGGGCCTTCGTCTTCTGATCCGACGAAAGATCACGCTCCTTCCACGAAGTCGGGTCCCATCCCATGTCCACCAGCCAACCCTTGATGTGGGTTGTATCGCTGATCTTGGCAGGCACCTCGGTAAGCAAGCTTACCGTATGATCGAACGGTAGGCCATACGTCCTGCCGTTGATTTCCACGTAGTTGGGAGCATCCGGCCCCGAACGTGGAAGGTGCTTACCGCCCATCTTCTCCAGGAACTTCTCCATGTTGCTGGAGAGTCCCAGACCGCCCTTGATCTTCTTCTCCTGGGTCTTCGGGAAGCAATACTTGGCAGCTTCCGTCTTGGTCGGCTTCTTCGGGGGAAGGATCGGTTCAACAATGGCACGACACTCCTCCATCAGTTGATCCAGCTCCCGGACGTTGGCCTGGGCCAGGCGCTCGTCGAAGAAGAACCCCCTGTGACTTTGACGGGTCACCACCCAAGCCACGTAGCTTTCGGTCTGGACTGCCGGAGCCCAGTTCCATGCACCCCACTCTGCCATCAGAGCTTTGTAGACCAGCAGGTTGACATCCACGTCTCGGACGTTGTACTCCAGCATCTCCGGGTGATACGTCTTGAACTCTGCACCACGAGGGGCGTTCTCGGTAATCAATCCCAGTTCGACAGCCTTCGCACGCCAATCGATCTTGGCCAGGCCCAGCTTGTCACCCCAAGCCCCAATGCCGTGGCCAGGGCGACGGTCAGGGTTAAGGGCTTTGGAGATTACCAGGGTGTCCACGATCTTGACGGGGTTACCGTTGATGGTGTCCTTGGTCTCTCCCCACCCGATGGTGTACTCCAGCCCGCATGTCAGCTTCAGAGCCAGCAAGTCGTAGTTGATAATGTTGTGGCCAATTACGACCGAGCACTCTTCACCCAGCCATTTGGCGAAGTCCATCACCTCGTCAGGACCCCACTTGAACACCTCGTCGGTGTCAATGTCCCGAGCTACAGCACAGTGTAGCTTGAAATCCTCTTTCAGGCGCCAGGGTGAGGCGGTGTAATCCACCGTCCCCTCCCCGATCAGCCCGGTAGCCTCGATATCGAATACTACCCGGCGTTTCTGTACCTCTTCCACGTTACTCCTCCTTTCATCCGTCAGAACGGAATATCATCGTCCCCGGTCGGCGGTGGGCCGTCCAACTGAGGGTAGACGGGAGCCACATCTTCCGGCGAATGAACTTGCTCGACACACTCTGCTTCAGGGTATTGCTCTAACCCTTCAGACTCTCCGTGTTCCTGGTTGTACTCCTCCACCTGCTGGTTGAGGAAGTCCGTCAGGGAAATCAAAGTGTGTGTCTTGATGTTGTACAGGACCCTACCCGCTGGTCCGGTGTACCCTGTGTGGCGGCATTTGGTAAGGGTCACCAGGGTGGTGTTCCGTTCCAAATCGTCCTCCGCGTGCTTGTTGCGCACCAGGGTGATGTTGATGTTGCCCGACTTGTAGATGGTCGAGGAGCCAATGATGTCTTCCTCGCTCAGCTCAGCGCCCCGGCTTGCAGCAGTCTTGTTGTCCTTGCCCTTACGGGTGTGGTTGACGTTGATGAAGATTACGTCGTAAGCCTTCACCATCTGCTTCTGCCACTTCATGAACAACGCCTGTTCACCTGTGTCCATCCCGTCAATCAGGTCTGACATTGGGTCAAGGACGATCACCTGGATGCCCCCCGAAATGATCATCTGCTCAATCTTCTGCTTGATCGCATCGTGGTCCCCCCGATCATCCACCAGCAGGAACCGGTCAGACCCGTCGGCATTGAGGAACAGCTCGTTACTCGCCTGCTCTACCCTGTCAGATTCGATTGTTGCCAGGTACTCCTGAGGGTCCTCAATCAAGGCCAGCTTCTGGCCCAGGTGCCGGGACAGCAGGTAGCCCCCGTACTCTGCGATGTCGGCCTCCAGGGTAACGATGCCCATCTTGTACGGACTGTTGAAAATCCAATGGTACACCAATTCGTTGACCCAGGTGGTCTTACCGATGCCAGAACCGGCGATCAGGTTGACGATGGAGTTCAGCGGGAACCCTCCAGCGGTTTTCCTGGACAGCTCGTACAGGAACGAAGGCAGAGGCAGCTTAGGCGCCATTGCCTTGTTCAGCATAGCCTCTCGAATCTGCCCCGACCCCACAATGCCTGCTGGGGATGCCTTGCGGGCGTCGAAGAAGGCATTGATGAACGCCTTGGCCTGCTTGTCCTCCAACATCTTGTTGGGGTCCTTCCCTGGGAGGTTGGCAATCCGTACCTTCCCCATGGGCAGCACTTCCAGCGCCGCCTGAGCACCCTGCTCTCCCTTCTCATCCGCGTCGAACATGAGGATGATTTCGTCGAAAGAGTTGATGTACTCATAGTTGGCAGCCAACTGGCTGGCTGCCGAGGTTTCACCCACAGTCGGACTTACGACTGGATACGGCAACGGTGCATCTGCGATGTCCGCGTAAGGGTTCTTCTTCTTCCAGCGCTGGAGCTGATCAACTCGGAGCATCTGGTAAGCTGCATGAGCATCCTCCTCTCCGCCTACAATGAGGAGGTATTTGCCTCCGGCAGGGAACAGGTGTTGACCATAAAGCTCGCAGTGTTTGTCGTTCCGACCGATGGCATAGAAGGACTTGGGAACCTGACGAACCTTGTATCCTACCAGCTCACCGTGGTCATGGATCGGATAATATCGCACCACAGGCTCGTTGTCTGCGTAGTGTGTGATACACCCGTACTTCTCGTTGGTCTGCCGGGCTATGCCCCGGAACAGGGTCGTGTCAGCCCCGCCGTTGCCTTGGATTTTCTCCCGGTCTTCGGCAGTGATGACGGGCTTGCGTTGAATCTCTCTCACTTCTTTCTCCTCTTTCCTCCTCTGGGCCTGGGCACGTCGATCACCTTTGATGATCACTGCTCCCAACTCTTCCCCCAGGGGAGACCTTGCCAGGGTGTTGTTCGAAACCATCCGATCACAACTGAAACAGCGTCCACCGAAGACCCCCGGCTCGTCCTCGTAGACCGCCATAGCGTCGCTGCTATCACATCCTGGCAGGACACAGGCGAACTTCCCAATCAGCACTTCCTACTCCTTCTGCAATAAAAAGGGCCCACGGAGGGCCCTGAGGGTTACGCCAGCAGGAGGGGTGGTGGCTCGGGAGGCGGGTTGTTCGCCTTACGCTCCTTCTCCTGCTTGTCATAGAGGTGCTTGTAGCTTCCACGCTCACCCTTGTTCAGAGGGTAAGAGACTTGGAATACTCCAGGACCAGACTGTACCACAGTTACCTGGGTAAAGTCAACATCCATCCGAATGCGTTGCTTCACCTTCTTGACGGCCTGACCTGCCGTCAGTTCCATCACGGTGAGGATGTTCCCATCTAGCTTCAGCTTTGCCATTAGAGGTAGCCCTCCTCTATCATACGGTCTGTGATCCCCAGCTTCAGGCCCACCACGTTCTCTACCGGAACCTCCTCCTCATCTCCGTGCGGGAGTACCGATACCAGCAGAAGCTTCAGGTCTGAGGAGTAGCCATACACGGCTCCAGTTGAAATGGTGTCATACGGGGCTTTCTTTGCAGTACCGCCTACCCCGTTCACGTACCCCTCCTCTCGGAAGTAGATGACCTCCCCAGGAAGAGGTAGTTCAGCCCACGGGAACTCATCTTCCTGGCGAAGGCCTTTGTAGCGTACCAGGTCAGTTTCTGGCACTCCGTACATAACGCGTAGGCGCCCTTCCACATGCCAGACGACCCCGTATCCTTTTTCATTCCCAAGGGCCTTCACGTTGCCCGTTGTGCTTATCCCATGGGGGACGTAGAACACGATGCCTATGGCGCCTTTTTCCCGGAAGTCTCCGAATAGAGTTCCCTTGCTCCCAGACACTTCCGGGTCCGGATGAATGCACACCAGGTCAAGAGTTTCAAATTTGCTCATGGTACTTCTCCTGTGCGATACGCTCTTCGCGGGTTTGACGTTTGCAAGCCTCCAGGTACGGTAAGATCATTTGTTTCAGCATGTTCCGGGAAGGCAACACTCGTTGAATTTGGTCATACATGTCGCTGGAGCCCGGCATTTCGGACTTGTACCCTTGCATGAAGTTGGCCCACTGGTCCATGGCATGAACCTTGTGGCGGCTTTCCCATACGCACTCCAGGATACCATGCATTCCCAAGCCCTCCCGCAGACGTTCACCTGTGTCTGGGCAGATGATTCCTCGAAGCTCAGGCAGAACCATCAGCAGGACGATCTTTGCCGCCTGGGTCAGGCCGGGGTAAATATTCTCAGCAGATACGGGATAAAAGTTGATTTCGCTCATGTTTCCTCCTGTAAGGCCCGGACTAGCCGGGCCATGTTGATCAGTGTTCGAAGCCGTGAGGAGTATACTGCCTGAAACGGCCCTGCATGTCAACCCAGTAGAACGACTCATTCATGATGTCCGCCTGAACCATGCCCAGCTCAACCAGCCGGGCGAACTCTTCGTCATCCCGAATCTGACGAGCGATTTCCAGGGATTTCAGGATGTTTTGGAACTGCGACTGCATGGACTCTCCTTACTCGTGTTTCGCCAGCCAAGATTGGCTGATAGCTTTGAAATGGGGGTAGTGACCGTAGCGGTTCTTGTCTACCGCTGTGAAAACAAGGCCTTCCCTGTTGGTGGCAGGATTATAGCTCTTACCTTCAGCCATGGCAAGGATGTCGGCATAAGTGACATCTTCAAACACATGCTGAGTCGAGAGCACAGGCACATGCTTAATATCGAGAGTTTCCGCCAGCATCCTGCAATACTCTGGGGACTCGTAGGCACCCTCCTTGATGTTGAAGACACTGAACAAGAAGAAGGTAGGTTTCTCCAGTTTCTCCTTGTTGCCCTGAATAGCCGGGCCACACACCTCGCCTTGAATTGCGAACGGCTGTTTGCTGAGTTCATAGAACTCTGCCAACTTGCGCGGGATGTCCTGGTCCAGGACGGCCTGCCCAAAGTGATTGCAATCCTCGAAGCTGGGGAAATTCGTCCAGGTGGGCTCCACGAGTGTTTGATTTCGGCTGGCCATGCCCACACCCTCTTCATTCACCCATACGGTGCAACTGGAGCCATCCATCTTGATGGTTACCTGATATGGTCCATCTGCAATGACCTTCTCCAGCGGGATGTTCTGGACCCTTTCCTGGTCCGTCTTCGGGATGTATGAGGGGAACGTGCTGACGCGGGAGACATTACTATTCCCTGCCTCCACCTCTTCAGGTTTCTCGTACTTCAGCACGCCGAGCATTTCATCCAGCGGCATCTTCTCATTCAGGTCGTCCAACACCTCTTGCACGGGTGCTTTCTGTAGCCGGCGAAGGATGCCAGCTTCCAACTGTGCCAGGCGGCCTGGGAAGGCTCGTAGAGGAAGGGCCAAACCCTGGGAGGTTACACCTCGCATTTTCATAGTCCGCAGGCGAGAGTATACCACCTCCTCTTCGCCACCGCACTCACTAGGGCAACCTTGCGACGAGGCATAACAGGCTCCCACCACCTCGCAACCCATCCCCAGGGAACAGGACTCTTTCTTCCGGGTAACCTTCACCAGGTTCTTGGTGAGGTGAGAGAATGCTGGGTCTGCCACAGGCAGCAGGCTGTCAATCTCGAAGTAGACTGCCAGGTCGCCGGGGGACAGCACACCTTTTGGAACGATGGTGGTCCAGCCCCCGAAGAAGGCCTTCTCGATCCGGTCTGCACCCTCGATGGGTTCGATACCTGACACTTGACGAATTGAAGATAGTTTACGCATGTCCGTTTTCCTCCTTGAAGTCTTGAATAAGGTCCCCAATTGGTCCTGTCTTTACCGTATACATCACCTCAGCCGGAGTCGGTTGGTTGAGGTCGGCAATATATTGTGGCCAGTGGAAGAGGCTGTTCAACTCGTACTCGGTCAACTTGAGAACGTTTCCTGCATCCGTCACCACAAGGAACAGGTCAAGCTTAGGGTAGAATTTCCACGGCACAGCACAGAATATCACCCCATTCCCAGTTACTCGTCCATCCTTAGTCGCCAACTGCGCCCCTATCTGGTGCTTTCCTTCCGAGGGATGAAACTCTTCAGCCCACTCCGGCAGGATATCAGGGAACTCAAAATCGTCGTCCATCACGTCCATCTCACTTCTCCCAGTTTTTGTTGGCCAAGGCCAGGGCTGCTTTTGCGGGAGCGAGGACGCTTTCAATGTCCTTTTCTTCCCAGCCCAAGAGGATAAAGCTGGACTCACTCATCCGGCACAGGCGCTCCAGCTCCGCTTTCAGCTCCCGGGCAGCACACAGGGTAGCAACATGCTCTTCCTTAACATCAGAGGCAATCACGTACTCGATCAGGTATCCACCCCTCACTTTAGGGAGGGCTTCTCGGATGTAAACTCCGTCAAACTCGCTATCCACCACTTCCCACGTTCTGTGTTTAACACCTTCCAACGCTTTATGTTCCATGCATCCTCCTTCAAAAGAAATGGGGCCAGCCTGGCTGGCCCCTGTTGGTCACTTGTAGACGCGGTTCTGGAAGCCGGGGCTGGTCAGAGCCTCGTAGGGTACGAACACCGCAGAGGAATTCTTGGTCATTTCCATCTGGACTTCCAGCGCCTTGTACTGGAGCAGCCGCTCCGACAGGCCACGGTTCGTGATTTCGTTCTGGTCAGCCAGAGTACGTGCTTTGGTCAGTTCGATTTCACGATCCGCCTCGGCCAGTTTCAGGGCGTTCTCACGCTTGACCATCTCGATAGCCTGTTCGTTCTCGGCGGTCTTGATAGCCAGCTCTCGCTCGTTCTGAGCTTCGATAGCCTTCGTAATCACTTCCGGGTATTGCAGGTCAGCCAGGGTGATGTTGCTCACCTCCAAAGGGCTACCCTCCATTGCTGCTACCAGTTGGGAGTGTAGGGCTTGGTTGATCTTGTCGAAGTTGGCTGCCACATCCTGGGTGCGGTACTTGCCCAGGACCGAGCGGCTGACACGTTGTACCACATCCTTACCGTAGACACCATACACCTGCTGGAGAGTTACTCGGTCATTCTCCACCCGGATATCGTTGAACATGGCATTGATGGTTCGCTCGGTGCCTGCGATTCGAGTACGGAAGCGTACCACGAACGTCAGGTCCAGATTGTCGGCCATCTTCACTTTCAGGGGCTCGGCGACGGTCTGGGTGGAGACATCCAGCATCACGATACGAGTCCACGGGGCGCGCCAGTGACGGCCAGGTTCGAGGACGTTGGTGCTGTAGCCACTACCGCTGAGGTGCTTGCCTTTCATGGCAGGCGGTACCACATCAGAGCAGCCTGCAACCAGGGCCAGGGCCAGGACAATGGCGACGCCACGCATCAGGTTCTTGAACATCTTTCCTCCTTACTTCAGGTTGTTTTTCGTTTCGATGGCTTCGAGGGTCTTGTTGAACCGCTCTTCTGCCTTTTCACGGTATGCACGATACTCCTTCTTCTCCCCTGTGTCAACAGTTGTGGGATGGGATTGGAACGTGCCCACCGGGCGAATCTCTTCCACCTTGTAGCCGAAGCCCAGGCACGAGACCGAGATGCAGACGATAGCCCACACGGGGTACCACTTACGCCACCAGGACGCTTGCGGCTTGGTCATGTTTCCTCGTTCAACCTCGCTCCGGGTCATCTTGATGATACCCCAGTAGACCAGGCAGGCGACTGCGATAAGGCCTGCCAAGTGGTAGACGCTAACGCTCAGGTAGATCGGCAGTCCCATCATTTCAGCCACCCCAACTCGATAGCCTTCTCCAGCGCCATGATAAGGAAGTTGGCGTGCATCTTGTCCTCCACCAGAAGCTCTTGTTGCACGATATCTCCTGGCATTCCAAATGTAGCCTGGCCTTCGTCCGGGTACACCAAGCGCACAGCTCCGGGAGGGGCCTCTTTGCACGTGATCAGGCACACATTGCTCATATCGTCGCTGATATCCGCAATCCGGATGGTATCGAAGGGAGGGTTGGGTTGGCGGATGTCGAGTTCCATTGGTACCTCCTTAGCAGGCGAAAGTCAGAGTTTCGAAGGCTTGTTTGGCATCCTGGGCGGTGAGGAAGTCCAGGATAATAACCCCGCTTGTGAGGCCTACCCGGATTTCCTCCTTCGACGCGGGGATTTCCAGAGCAGTGACGTGTTTGGCGTTGATAGCGATCGTCTCACTGTTGGCCAAGTTGTTCCGTTCTTTAGTGAAAATTACCATCTTTACTCTCCTTTCTTGCAATAGATTCGGGTGATAGGGCCTGTTCGGGTAACTTCAAAAACCCCTTGTTGTACGAAACACATCCTGGACAGGTGGGGGTCTTTTAAAGACCTTCTATCTTGTTCGTAGAGGGCTATCGCTGCTTGGCTAACCAGGGCAGCCAGTATCAACAGCTTAGTCCTCTTGGAGGCTTTCTGGTAAGCCTCCTTGAGGTCTGGAATCATAACAGCTACTTCGAGAACTTGCAAGTGTAGGAAGTCAGCCGGTCTCCTTTCAGAGTCACTTCCAACACTCCAGCTCCCGCCTCGCATTTGGTGATTGCCTCTTTCACGGCTTGCACCCGCTCAGATTCGAGCTTCACTTGGTTCTCTTCCAAGCGCTGCATCATGCCCAGGAAGGAAAACATCATGGTGAGTGCCAGGATAACTGCTAAAACCACGACAAACCATGCTTTCATATGTTGCAATTTCAAATCCCTCGCTAGTTCATCCAAAGTCGTCCCTTCTTTCACCCACCTCACAGCAGGGCCTGGAGGAGGCGGTGGAGGGTCCTTCCGAGTCGTTCGAACATACTCCACTGTCGGAGGCGGATCGAGCGGTTTAGTCACTTCTTACCTCCCTTACGCGACTTAACAGCTTCAGCTTGAAGGGCCTTCAGTTTCTTTTTCTTGGCCTTCTTCTTGTCGGTCGATTCCTCCTGGGCCGGGACTTCAACCTCCCACCGGCTGTTCAGCGTAGCAGGGTACGGGGATGGCAGGGTGAGCATTGTTGCCAGCGCACATGCCAGTCCGAGGGCTGCTGTACTGTTCTTCATTGTTCCTCCTTTATATTCCTGTGTCAACGGTTCCAGTGATTCTTTCGCAGTTGAGGGTTCTTGGGGGCTGTACGGTGCTTCTTGGCGCGAAGGTGGCGCTGATTTTTGGAAAGCTTGTCCCACTCATCGAAGATCACCACGAGCTTATCACGGGGGTGCTCTATCTGGGCGCCGTTCTGATCGTACAGCTTACCATCCTCTAGAAGCATAACCAACCCTCCAGAAGTCAGCATGGCTGCCAATACACGCTGCTCCAGGGCCGAGAAATCCATGGCCAAGAGAGTCTTCCACACCCTGCGGGAGTCCCGTTTGGGCATGTTCACACGGAGAGTGGCGGTTACTCCTAAGGGAGTTCCTTTGTGGTAGTCCGAGTATACTATCCCATCCGGCTCGGTGATCACCGATTCAATGTCAAATGTTGCGTCGATGGAAACCTTATCCATGGAACCTCCTCAAGTTGTTGATGCGGCCACTGTATAGGGTGTTGTGGGGGATGTCAACTACTTTTCTCCGGGCGTGAAAAAGCCCCACCAGCTTGTGGCCAGTGGGGCTCATCTTTTCCGCTTGAGGTTGTCCTGCTCTTCTTGAAGCAGCCGCATCTGCTTAGACGTGGTATACTGCATGGCATTGATTTGCTCTTGCAGTCTGTTTGTTCGGATATCGAAGTCTCGCCGCATCTCTTCCAGGCTGAGCCGGTACTCCTTCCGGATGATGTCGAACTGGTACTCGGTGCTGGTCACTCGTTGAGCGTAGTAGACCAGAACTCCCAAACCGACCACCAGAGTCAGCAGTGTAGCGAAGAGCATCCCCAGGACGGTGATTTCGTGGGCCTTCGTCATGAGGACACCTCTCGTTTACCGCTCCTGCTTCATCATCTGGATGATCATTTCGGAGTATTTCTGATTGACCTCCATCTTCTTGTCCAGGTCCCCTAGCCGAACATCCAGGTAGTTCAGGATACGGCTTTCCGTGGCAACCAGTTTTTGCTCGGTCACAGCAACAGCTTGGAGGGCATACAGCCTATCCTCTACCTTACCAATCTGCGTCTGTTGCCAGGTGGCCCATGCCATCAGCAGGGGTAGGAGGAACTTTGCTGCCAGGTCCAGTACATACTTCCACTGGGAGTCTTCGTTGTTACTGCGTGCGGCTGCCATACTGGGCCTCCAGGTCTTTGTACCCTGCTGGATGAAGTGGAGTTTGTTGTTGGCGCAACCTGCTGCACCAGTGTTCAGGACGTACCCCTTGGCCAAGGCCTTTACCGTGTCCTCTTCCACCGGGAAGATTACGCAGGGGGTTGTCCACTCATTTGGGAGCACAGGCAGGATGACCTGCGGGGGCTGCGGCACAGAAGGCTTCGTTGAGCAACTCCATAGTCCCAGGAGAGAGACGCTCAGCAGCCACATGCCCAGGAACGCTCGTAGGCGCATCTTTCACCTCGGGTAGGGTCAGTGTAGGGGTCCGATCCAAACGTTGTACCACGGAGCCCACAGAGGCCTCCAGGGTCTTGTTTTGAATCACCAGTTCCTCGTTCATTGAGAACACGGACAGACATTGCTTTCGGAAGGATCGGTACGATGCCGATGCTTCTGCGTAGCTGGCCTCCAGAGAAGCCAGGCTCTGCTCCAGCCTGTCGATTTTCTGATGACTCTCCCGGAGAAGCCAGGAGAGCCCCAGAACGAGGGACTACCAACGCTATCCGCATGGCAGTCATCAGTTTCATTTTTCCTCTTCCTCCTTGGGAATCTCATCCGATACTTGAACTACCATGCCCCGGAGGGAGGTTTGGACGATGTACCGGCCTGCTGCAATCAGCATGGAGACGCCTGCCACGACCTTGGGGTATAGGTCGGGACCGAGAACACCTGCAAGCCCTGGGATCAGCGGCTCGAAGATGATCAGCATCGAGAGGATGAAGAGGAAGATGCTCAGCACCACTGTACTGCTACGGTGCAGCTTGGCCTTTTCAGCCACTAGCTTCAGCATATGCTTTCTCCAATTTCACGTCATACTTGTTCTTGGCGTAGCCTGGACCGTTGTACAGTCTGGCAAACTTGGCCCAATCGTGGGCTTTCAAGGCAGCATGCGTGGTGGGTTGTGCCTTGATGAACCGGCAGAAGGCGTCCATCTGGGCTCCTTCGCTGGCGTACATGGCGTTTACGAAAGCTTGAAGGGTAGGGTACCCCATCAGCTTCCAGTGGTAGCCCATGATCTGGAACATCCCCCAGGAGCAGGACTCCAGGGCGCTGTCCCTGTCGATCTTTACGGCGCGGGCCAGTTTAGCGTGTTGCTCGCTGTATTTTCCATACCCACCAGCTACCTTATTTACCAGGTCTGGGGGATGACCTTCCGTTGGGAGCCCTTTGGCCTGGAGCTGTCGGTACATCTGGTGACGCTCGTAGAGGATCGTTGGCTCTCCTGTAGGCTGGAAGCCCCCTACCGGGGCCTCCACCTTGGTCACTGCCTTGATCGCTGGGACATCTACCCCCAACATCTCAGCAGCTTGCTGATACTCTCTGTCGGTGATCATACTACATCCCGTAGATGGTGGTGATAGCGAACCAGCAGAACGGATACGCCCAGTTGCCCCAGTTGCACGATACACGGAACTGAGTATTACTCCACTGGTCCGTCATGTAGGCGCCAGGCCCGATAGAGGCGTTGAAAGTGCCCATCACAGTTACGCTCACGTTCAGGATTCGAGCCTGGCGTGGCAGCCGGACAATCGTAGACCGATCATCGTACAGTGCAGGGCCTTGACCCCACTGAAGGATCAACCCGTTCGGAAGAGCTGCCCAGCCGGATGCGCTGGAGGATTGTTCCGATTGGAAGTCTAGGCCAGTTGCTCCGTTCGGTAGACCCAGAGCGTCCAGAGTAGCACATCCTTTCAAGCCCAGGTTGTTCCGGGCTGCTTGTGCATCCCTGACATCTCCAAGGTTGTTCGCCGAGGTTAGGAAGTCTCCCGAGTTGGCAGTTGCCATAGTCCCCAAACCCAAGTTGGCACGGGCTTGAGGAACGTTGGTCAACCCTGCCAGGTTCTGACTCTTACGCATCACGTCGCCAACCGGCAGCGTAGCAGTGTCTGTGATCTCCAGGTTAGCCCGTGCTGCGGGCTTGTTAGGAACATCAGCCAGGTTGCTAGCAGTTTTCAACCAGGTGCTCTCGGGGAGGAGCGCTGAAGACGTGATCCCCAAGTTGGCACGGGCTGCGGCTTTGTTGGGGACATCAGCCAGGTTGCTAGCAGTTTTCAACCAGGTGTTTTCCGGCAACACAGCAGAGCTGGCCAGGCCCAGGTTCGCCCGGGCAAGCTGCTTATCCGGGAGGTCCGCCAGATTCTGGCTCTTATACAGGGTGAGTGCTTTCAGGACACTCGGTGCAATCGCCTTGTTCTCAACGGTGCCTGCGTATCCTTCCGCTTGGCTTGCCAGGGCGATAATACCCGGCGCCGCGCCTGCTCGGGGGTACAAGGATGGCAACTGATCCCTTGGTACTGCATGGCTCCCTGCGGTGGCAGGGGCTACAGCAAACACCTGCCCGGCTGCCCCAGCCTTGAAGGCATATCGGACATCCGTCTCGGCTTTGGAATATACCGAGAGGTTTTGCCTGGCCATGGCAATGTTGCTGATATTGGCCAGTGTTTCATAATCCTTTTTCAAGGATTGAAGCTGAGAATTTACTTTCGCAGCCTCACCGTACCTCTCGAATGCGGGTTCCCAGTCCAGGTTGCTTGCCGGAGATACTGGGTCAACACCTCGGCTGGACCGTTTGGCCTTGTACACCATTCCGTCTGACCCTTTGGCCGGCTGGTGCCCCCTTCGTAAGTGGTGGCAGCATCCCACATGGCGATGCCTTGCTGGTTAATGTGAGCCAGGGCCTTATCTACCCTCTGGAAATACCAGTTGTGCCACTGGTAGGGAGGGATTTCGTTGGTCCAACCTGTCATGATCTTGTTTGGAGCAGGCTTGGTCGCCTGCCCAATAGATGCCCAGATCACGGACAGGTCGTCAGGTTTTGGAAGCGGCATAATCTTTCCTCAATTCTTGGGGCGGCGCGGGCGGCTCTTTGCGGAAGGGAATCCCGCCTTTTCAGGCCACTTTCTCAGAGCTGAGCGATACTTTCGCCAGGCCTTCTCTTTGACCGCATCTTCATCGTCTATGGCCATTTCTACTTGACGATCTGCATCTCGTAGTTCATTATCTCTCCAGTTACGGGCATCAATGACCAAATCCCGGTCAGACACATCTTCCGGGACTGGGATGTCACCCGCCTCAATGGCAGACACAATGGCGTCATAAATCTTTTTCGCATTCTCGTCGTAGTCGCAGGCGAAGTACGGTGACCACCCCCATTCCGGGTGTTTAATCTCACACTCATACCCCATCTTATACTTTACAACGTTTCTGAATTTCATCCTCACCTTCCAGGTAGAAGTAAGGGGCCGAAGCCCCTTGTTGGTTAGGAAATGCGTTGCCACAGGGTGATCTGGTTACCACCCCCTGCAAACGCTCCCATGCAACGGTACTGCCCGGCTGCCGGAAGTGCCCCTGCGGTGTAACTGATGGTAGAGTACGGTTTCAGTTGGCTCCCTGCCCTAATGGTGCCAGGGCCCCCCGACCCGCCTGACTGGTCTCCTGCCAGGATGTACTGCCCTACGGCGTCCCAGGCTGCTCCAGCTCGGGCAATGTCGTTAGGAATCTCACCCTTCTTGGCATATACCGAATCCACCCAGTTGGTCAGGGAATTGTACGCCCCGTAGGCAGGACCCGTGATGTTACCTGCCGTATTGAGGGTAGCACTTCCCACGTTCACGTTGCCTGAAACGTTAGCGTTCCCGGAGGCGTTCAGCGTAGCCGCATTGACCCTTCCGACTACAGTCAAATCTTGGCCTGTCAGCGTCATGCCTGTTGATCCACCCAGAGTCCGGAAGTTCATGGACCCGTTGGACGGAGCACCCCAAATCAGGCCCAACTCACTCCCATCGGACTTCTGGAAACCGATGTGGGCATTCCCTGTACCAGAGGAGCGGCTGAAAATGTTCGATCCATACCCGATAATGCTTCCGTAGGCGTTGATGCCTACCGCACTAAAGCTCCCGCTTGAATCCCTCTGAACCAGAGAATTGGATTGTGCGGTAGTTACAGCAGGGATTTGAGCCGAGTTGGCCAGCCCCGATACCCTTGCAACTGGGACCGTCCCGTGAGTCAATGTCCCAGTCCCATCGAATCGGAACATCCAAGTCTGCGTTCCCCCGTTAAAACCTCCAACAGCGGTTGGTTGGACGGTCAAATACGGACCGTTATTCAACGTGCTAGCGAATACCACGGTATCGGACGACCCTTGGGACACTCGGTCAAGTCCTAGACGACTACGGGCATCGCTTAGGGTTGGTCCAAGGGAGAACTGGTTCCCTGTGTGGAGAACGACTTCTCCTCCGACCTGTACGATGGGGTTCGAAGTGTTTCGGAAAGCAAACTGGAGGATGTTATCTTCTATTACAGCCAGACTGATCCAATCCGTGTTGGACTTATTTCGGAGTGCCAACTGGGTTGTTTTATCAGTCCCTGACATGTTCGCCCCGTTGATGTGGAGGCGAGCCACTATCCCTGCGTAATCCGCTGTCAGGGGCGGGAGAGTGATATCCTGGGTTCCATCAAAAAGGACGCCGTTGATGTTTCTCCCGGTTTGCAGTCGAGTCGCAGTTGAAGCATTACCGGTCAGGCTACCAATCACCGTCCCGATGGCGGCAGTTCCTGTAGAATCCCTGGCAACAACTGTGCTCGCCTGATTAATAGCCGTGGCCGTCATGACAGCAGCGCTGCCGAGTTGAAGCTGCGACCTACCCGTTGCGGCATCTGCTACGCCGATCCAGTTTCGACCAAACGGGGTCGTTGCCAGGTTGGCCATGGAGGTAGCCGTATTGAAATACGGGATAGCTCCAGCTACAGGTGCCAGGTTGGACAGCCACGTGAGCTGGGAAGCACTCGCTTGAGCTTTCAGCTCTGCCCGCCAGGCTACATCGGAGCTAAGACCCATAAGCCCTACAGTGTAGGAGGTGATTCCACCCAGGGTTGCTTGTCCTGAAGCGTTGTAGAACGGGAATCTCCACGCAGTCGGGGTAAGCGCCGTCAAGGACTCCAGAGCTGGAGACCACTCTTGGAAAGCCCGGTTCCAGTTGGTGTTTCCCGCAGTCGTGCCAGGCTCACTGTTGGTATTTGTCCGAGAGGCCTTGTACACTACACCGTTGCGTTGTACATAGGAGGTGTTTGCCTGATACTCGGTCTCACTGTCCCACTCAGGCAAGCCCTTCTGGAGCAGGTAGGCCACGTTGGTGTCCAACCGGTTTTGCAGGTAGTTCAACCATTGCCGGGGGACTACCTCCACCTCCCAGCCCTTGTTCATCTTTTCCGGACCTGGGGCGGTGATATCACCAGAGACGCCCCAAATCAGGTTCATACTGATCTTGTTGATATTGGCCATTTTGCTCTCTTACGTTAGAAGGTTCGACAGAATACCACCTACCGAGGGGTCGTTCAGGTCACCTGTGCCAAAACCTCCCTGGAAGCCTTCGGTGGCAAACGGGCGGTCAGCAGAGAATTCCGAATAGGTGTAGTTCACACCCAAGGTCTTCGGCAACAGGCTGGCCACGTTGCCCAGCTCGAACAGCAAACCTCTTTCCACGGTAGAAAGAATCTTCCCGATGCCGATACGGCAGTTGGCGTTTCCCAGTTCGTCGATGATGATCTGGCTAGCCCCAAACAGGAACTTGTAGGCTTCGATCACATCCTCCGGGGTAGATAGCGTCCGGTTCTTCAGAATCTTCGCCTTGATCATCAGGCGGTACTCTTCGTCCGTTGCCTCCCGGGAAATCTCAGTAGCTTGCCCCAACCCCCACCAAGGTGCCCCGACTGAAGGGTCGTTCAAGGAACCGTAAGGTCCAGCGTTGCCCGGGGTCGGTAGCGGGGTTGGGTTGTCAGGACGGTCTTTGTAGCCGAAGAATTTGAATATCTCGGCAGTGACAAGACTCCGGGGAAGACCTACAATCTCCCCCAGAACGTCCAATTGAGCCCCTACTGCTGTGTCCAGGGTCCGCTCTTGCTGGACCTGGCGCATAACCTCTTGCAGTTCAATTTGAGCCTGAAGAAGCAGCTCTACGAACTTATCGAAGATCGGCTTCTTCTTGAATTGCTCTGTGTACCGGCTTTGAGCGACTTTCAGAAAGTCAATCATCCGGAACTGGTTCTTTTCCAGCATATCAGGTCACCGTGATTGCAATACGGGTGGCATCGAAAATAGCCACCTCGTCATACCCTACAGGGATGTTCGCCATGGCCTGGGTGCCCCCTTTCTTTCCAATGGTCAAGCTGTTAACCTGGAACCCTGGAACGCTGTTAATCGGAGTGTATAGTCTAGAGTATACCACCTCTTTACCAATTTTGTCCAGCCCATCTTGGTACGCCAGGATGGCAGCAGTGACCTGTTCCTTTACATCCCCGGGAAGAACCTGACCTGCAATGGCAGAGATGTTTAGGTTGACCTGGACCTCAATCTCTTTGGCTCTGCGGAATCCAATGGAGTGAACCTTGCCCTGGGAGTCCGCAATCTGCACCACCGTGTCCCCGAAGGCTTGGATACCTGTAGGCTTCTTCTGCCAAATCATCTTGCCGATGTCAGAGTCGTCACCCCCATGAGTGATCACCGTGAAGGCGTGGGGAGGAACGTTATGCACCGAGTCATGGTTGTTGGTGTCATTCTCAATGATGGTCACATCTCGCACCCCAGGAACTTGGTGCATGCCATCCAGCATCGCTTCCAAGATGGCAGCGGCCTGGTAGAACTTAGAATTCCTCCAACGTTCCCGGAGTTCGACATCCGTCTCCCTGAACCTGCCGGATACGGCATTGGTCGGGTTGTACACCGAATCCCAGCCCAGGATTGGCACCGAGATGGTGTCAATCGTCCCTGGAAGTTGAGTCGATGGGCCCATTTGGGTATCCTCTACCACCCCGGGTTTGGCCACCTTGATTGGGGTGATGCGGGGGTCCAGGTCGAAGTGGACAATCTGGAGACGATTCCTGCGACGGGCCCAGTTGTAGTTGTTCTTGGCATCAGTCTGTGTTTCGAAGCTGGTCCACGACTGAGATACCTTTTGACCCAGCATGGTCTGAATAGACGTTGCAGTGTCCGTGGGTGTCGCGGTGTACGTGGCATATACAAAGTTGCTGCCACCATCCGTCGAGTAACCGATCTTATACTCGTGTCCAGCTTCAACAGCCGTGACCCTCCAGGCTACCCCTGAAGCTTGTTGAAGGTTCATCAATACCGGGGTAATCACCCGGAACTGCCTCAAGGTGACGCTGGAGGATACAGAGCCTACCGAGCTGACCACGATGTTGTAGTTACCCTCAAACACTACTTGAGCCCTGGTGGGCTCTTCAGCGTATCGGATGATACCCGAGAGAGCAACTTCGTTATCCAGAGCGTAGCCGGTTGCCACGTTGGGGTTGAAACTGTCATGCACCTCTTGCAGGGCTTCCCACAGCTCAGCCACACTTGGGGCTACTACGCCAATCATCCGGCCCAGGGCAGAGTTCTCACTGGTATCTACTACATCACCAGGTTCAACTTCGTCAGAGAAGATGTCCTGGGCTCGGTTGTGGTACTGCTCCAGTACCTCAGGAAGGTACCGGATTTCCAGTCCTTTGTCAGTCAATCCAGCCATTTATACCTCCAGCGGCAGTCGCACGGCTACTTCTTCGTTGGAGTAAGTCCGCACTTTGAATTCTAAGGTGAAGCGCCGAGCGGGCGCGTTGTATTCGCTTCGGTATTCCAGGATTTCCTTCACCCCCTCGTCCTCAGCCAAGAGGCGTTGAAAGATGATGTCCACCGTCGCCTTGTGGGCCACCTTGGTGAGGATTCTTTGACGGTAGGGCACCCCTACGTCCAGGTTCAAGAACCACTCACCCAGGAACGTCCAGAGCTTGATTTTGAGCCTTTGAGCTACAATCTGGACTTGCCCCTGAGTCACAGGGGTTTGCCCATTCACGAACACGATGTCGTGACTATTTTCATCCAGTAGAAGGTCCATAATCCCTCACGCTTGTGGGACGGCAGTAGTACCACCGCCAGGCATAACCCCTCCATGCACGTGGGTGTGGAACGGAATGCCGTTGAATGTCGATACACCTGTCTGGGTGTAGTTTCCAGAGTGGGTGATGTTCCCTGTCCAGGTGGTATTCTGTGCCTGGACTTTCAGGGCCGGTGTGTTCAGGGTAATCCCTTCTGACCCTTCCAAGGTGATGTTCCGGGCCTTGACGTTCACGTCTAGGTCCGTCAGGAGTTCGATGTTCCCATTCTCCTTCAGCCTCACCTCGCACTCAGTTGCGGTGGCCAGGTTGTGGGCTACCACCAGGTCGTAGGTGCTGTGAGGAAACTTCCTGTGTGCAGGGTTATTGGGGCTGACTGCGAAGGGGAAGACCCCAGGAATAGCCACAGCATCACGTCCACTGAAAGTTCGAGACCCCGTGGGCTTGGTGGGGTTCCCGGTACCGGCTTTAAAGTTATCAATGCCTCGCTCGCAGAAGACCAGTAGAACCTCATCTCCGGGGAACAAGGGGAAGCTGACCAAGGTCCTTCTAGTTCCCGGCATTTGCACAGGCACAGAAAGAATGGTAGGCTGCTCCTCTGAAGTCCCGTCATCGTAGAGCCGGTTAACCAGGGGCTGAGCGTCAATCATCAGTGTCTCAAGGTCTTTGTAGACTCGGATGACCCTTCCCGGGATAGCTGTTCTCACATTGTTCAGTTGTTGCTCGATCAGCGTGTTCACCACGCTGCTGAAACTTAGTTCAATCATCTGAGGTCTTCCTCGATAATGATGCCACAGAAGCAATCAACGTACCATTCCTGGTCATCGTAGCCCCCGTAGTACCTGGCTGAGTTGATCCGATACCAGCCTGTCACCTCTTTTGACTCGATACGAACCACTTGCCCAGGGGCAAAGTCGGCGTTCAACAGGGCTTTGAATTGAACACCTTGCGTCCGCCTCTTATCTCCCTTCTGCCGGTTACCTTCAGAGGAGGTCCGGTAGGGGATGCCGATCAGTCCGGTAGATTCGTTCAGTACCGGGGCCGACTTGATGTTTTTGTCGTGAATCCCGTTGACATCGTTGACGTAGAGGGCGCCTGCATCACACCGCCACTCCATGTTGTTGTCCCTGCAAATGTCGTTCAAGATTTCCTTTGCACTCCCGTCCATGGGGTACCCGAACACCACGGGGTTGTTGATATTGGTCCCTGAAAAAACACCCCGTACCACGCCGGGCAGTTGCCCCATAGCAGCTTCAATGACATCCTTGGCAGTCTGCCCCGGAGGAATCGTCTGCTTGAGCCGGATGTGGTTTAGGTCGGTGTACCCCTCACCCAGGATGAGCTGAGTCACCATGTCCGGGCCCTGCTGGGCAGTCCGGCGTTCAACCACGTTGCCCTCCAGTACCACCCGGGTTCCGGCTGCCGTATACCCTACTTCCAGTTTGACCGACAAATAGTCCGTATCAAGCATTGCTCGGGTGCTTGCTGAGAGGTTGTACAGTTCGACCGTGGCACTGTTGGACTTCTTCTTGTTGTCTGCCGACTTGCTGATGTCGAACCGCATGTGTACATCCTTGATCAGGACTCCCTTGCCTGTCCGGTAATCTCCAACGGTGAGCAAGTACACCCGTTCGAACTGTTCCATTTACACCTCCTCGCTATCGTCGTATTCCTCAATCTCCACGTAGTACAGTTCGAAGAACTCGTTGAGAGTAGAGATATCTTCACAGATGTCGTTCTTGTGGTTGTCGGGGAGAACTAGAAAATACCCGTTCAGCCCGTACCTGGCCCATCCGTAGTCATAGCCTAGAGGGTAGTTCGGAACCAACTTCATGTTCCGAATGATAACCTCTCCGTCCATGTTTTCTACGGTCATGTGCCAATATCGTTGCCTATCCGACCAAGAAAAGCTGAGGTACCGAATTTGGTCCCCCAGCTTCATTTGGTAGGCGTATTGTGGGTCTCGGTAAGTGGGTAGCTCCACCAGCCTGGCCCGCTCTCGGATAGCCACTATCGCACCTCCCGGTTAGTCATCCTGTGCAATACGGTTTCCCCTTTCGGGTTCTTCCCGTCTGCATCCGTTACCTTCTCATCTTTCGGGGCTTGCTTGCCCTTGGCCTGCTTCTCGCTAGCCTTGTTCTTGATCGATTCGCTCACCTTCTTAGGAATGGCTGCCGTCTGGAAGGTGGTTGTCCTGATCACCTCAAATGCCAGGTCCACATACAACGACTCACCGCTCTGCGGGTCTTCCTTGAAGCTGATCGAGGTGATCACCACGTTCTGGAAGATGGTCCTCACAGCAGAGCCTTCGAAGTCCAGCAGGACAATCCTCTCACGGTCCCTGGTGATCCTGTCCAGTTCTTCTCGGATCAGGTTTGCCCCCTTCTCCTTGGGAGCCGCTGGAACCACCACGGTGGGCCTGTCCAGGTCCAAGAACTGGTTGACCGTCTCCGGGAGGAAGTTCGTCCAGGCCGTGTCTGCCCCCGGGGTGATGATGGGGCCCGATGTCACTGGCGTACTATTGACAAAAGGCTTAGGGGTGATCCCGAAAGCCTGTGCGTCAGCAGCCGTAATAACTGGCCTGTCCAGGTTGAAGTCAGCGTCAGAGACGACCCCCGAAAGGGTCATCTTCTGATTCTGAGCAATCACATGGTCGGTAACCGAAGCTCCCGATTCTACCACGTGCTGAGTCACCTGGTTAGCCCGGGAGATGTTCAGGTTCAGAATCGCATCGAACCAGATGATATCCCCGGACTCTCGTTGAATAGCTACCGTCATTTCTTGTTCTCCGATGCATCCACCATGGCCTGGCGAAGAGTGTCATGGAAGCTGTCCATGATTCGGGTTTGAAGCATCTCGCTGAACTCCTTTTCATCCTGGATTTGAGGAGCGCTCTCAATCTGGATGGGGATGTTCAGGGTAATCTGCCCTACACTGGGCATACCACCCACCCCGTTCTCCGCTTTGAGGTACTCAGGGACTCGGCGAACAACGTCTTCATCTATGTTCCGCCCCATGTCATTCTGAGCACGTCGGGCTCGGGCCTCAAGGTCCTGCCGGAGGTCATCACGGAGGAGCATGGTTACCGGGCTGTTCGACAGCGCTACGGCCCCGGCGTCTCCAGCAAGCTTCGCAGCCTTGCCAAAATCCTTATTCTTCAGGGCTTCAGCAGCCTGAACCAGCTTGGTGATGACTGTCAGCACGGCCAGAATCTTCGACGTGAAGAAGTCCAGCGCAGTGGAGAACATACCACCCTCAGCGAACCCTCCCAGCAGCTCTCCCATGGCTTCAGCCAGGCGACCAACCGCCTCTGCTGTCTGGACTACTGCCCCACCGATCTTCAGCCACACAGCTTGCTGCTCTGGCGTCAGTTGGTTGAAGAAGTCGCCAATTACGCTATCCTTCCCTTGCAGGAAGCCGACGAAATCCTCGACCACCAGGAACAGGCCGCCAATAGCCAAGGCAATCTGCCCCAACGGGAATAGCGCAAGGCCGATAGCTCCAGCCAAAGCCATCAACTGTCCAGATGTCAGTCCCAGCTTGCTGGCCAGGTCGGGTAGTTGTTGCAGCATCTGACGAATCAAGATAGCGGCTGCCTCAAACGGGGAAAGGAGCCACTCCATCGCAGCACCCAGGCCTTTTACAGCCTCCTCGTTATCATTCAGCGTCCGAGCCATCTCCTTGAACAGGTTGGCCATGCCCTGGCCCATGCCGTTGTTGTAGATCAGCCCCACAGCGTCCGACCAGGCGTTGTTAAAGCGCTGCTGTTGGGCAGCAGTGGAGTTCTGCGCCCTGGACAACGCACCGCCTTCTCGGGCCTTCTCGGCAATGATACGAGCGAACTCGGGAAGCACGTCCGTTCGGACCAACCCCTTCGCCATCATATCACCAAGTTCCTTGGTGCTGATCTCCCTGCCTTCCTTCGCAGAAACAGCCTGGGCCATAAGGCTCATAGCTGCCGGGAACCGTTCACCCAACTGAAGCTTCAGTTCCTCAGACATCACCTGTTCTTTGTTCATCATCTGTTCGACGGCGCGCAAAGAACCTTTCATGGACTCGGTATCCAAGCCCATTACTGTACCATACTCTGTCATGGAACGGAAGATGCTGTCAACAACATCTTTGTCCATTCCGGCGCCCTGTCCAGAGGCCAGCATCTTGGTGTAGGAAGGTGCAACAGCTCGCCAGTCGAAGCCGACCTCGTTGGCCATCTGCTTGAACTGTGCCATAGTGGCTTGACCAGCTTCCTGGCTACCACCTACCGCAGCCATGGCGTTCTGCTGGGCGATCATTTGCTGACCCATCTGGTTCATCTGGGAGATGGCAAACGCGCCCCCCAGGCCGGGGATAAAGCCTCGTCCCCAATGGGCTACAGCAGCCCCTGCACCAGCACCAGCCATACCTCCCACAGCATGGGCATTCCTGCCCCTTACCTGGTTGACATGGCCTTGCAAATCGATTCTAATTCTAGCCTCTCGGCGAATCTGGGCCAGGACATCCGCAATCTCTTGCCGGAGGTGAGCCCTGTCAACCGACAGCCTGATATTGGGCGTCCGCAGAGTGATAGTGCCTAGCCGCTGAATCACTGCGTCGATGGTCCGACGAGCATTTCGGTAGAACTTGGATTGACTGATGTCGGCGTTCAGGTGAAGCGTGAAGCGTTGCTCAGTCTGCCGCTTCCATGCCAACAGGGCTTGCTCTGCCTTCCTCGCTCGAATCGAGACGGGAATTTCCAGAGCCAAGCCTTGCATAAACGTGCGAAGGAATCGCTTCTGTTGGGCGATATCCTTGATGTTGAAACGGACATTGCTCAGCGTGACTGGAGTGTTTGCCAGTCGCTCACTGAGCTTCTTGACCATCGTTCCCAGCGTGTCCTGGGCGATGTCCACATTCTTGAGACGAATCTGGGCATTGGTAGCCATTTTGATCTTGGCTGCCAGGCTTCGACCATCAAGGTCAACCCTCATCGTCACTTTCTTGTTGGCCAGGCCAGCCACTTCGTTGAGGCGGTCTCTGACCTGTTCCAGGTTCTTCTTGAACGTCAGCAGGGGGCGGTTATCCGCCCTCCACTGGATCGTCCCGACGAGCTTTGTAATCTCTTCAGTTGCCATCTTGTTGCCTCAGCTTGGCGATTTCTCGGGCGATGTCTGCGGCTTCGTCGTGAGCTGCCTGGTACTCTAGGAGGTCATATAAATCCTCGGTATCGTACAGCGTTTGCAGCTCGTGAAGGCTCGCCAGGCGCAGAGAGTGCGTCAACACCTGATAGACCTCGTAGTCCTTTTGGAACTCCTTCATGAGCCGCTTTAGGCGGGGGTGTACCATCTGGTCACCCCCCTCCCCACTTACTGTTGACCGTCGAAACCGAGTGCTTGAAAAACCGAGCCGAAGTTCAGCTTCACTACCTCAGTCACCAACTGGAACAGCTTGCCAAAGTCAGCCGAGAACTCCTCGTTGAAGTTGATTTCCATGTTGTTCTTGGACACACTGGTCATCATGCCGATGATCATCTTTTCCACCTCAACCTCGTCGATCCGCTCAACCACCTTGCTGACCAGGGTGGCGATGTCCAGCGAACCTGCACCCTCCTTCGAGCCGGCGCCTGCCTCTGCAAGAGCCGGGCCGAGAAGCTTGGTGAGCATCTTCAGATGAGACAGGCCAGTGGTGGCCGGCATGGAGGTGATCAGGAAACGGTCACCGTTGATTTCAATGGAATGTTGCTTGCGTGCCATTTGGGCTCTCCTTTTAGAATTGGTCTAAGACCGAGTTGATTGCATTACCCGCAGCCGTCTTCAGCCCGTCGAAGCTGAAGAAGTCTAGGGGGTTGTTCGAACCAGACAGATCACGGTCCGTTACTCGGGCAATCTCAATCGTCCACACAGGGTTGTCAAACCCCAGGCTCCTACGGGTCTGGGGATGGCCTGAAATCCAGGCATTGTTGGTGTAGATGATGGTATCACCGTTGTTGTCAGCCAGGGCCAGGTCTAGCCTGCCGGACTGGTTAACGCGGTCCTGTGTCAGGATGTCGAACAAGACATCGTTTGTGTCCGAGGTCTGAAGAAGCTCTACTCGCATACGTGCAGACTGGTTGAGGTTTCGAACTCGGGTCACCTGACCCCGGATGCCCACCACTTTACGGTAGACCTCCATGTCCCAGACAACCTCAACCGAGACTACACCTACGCATTCAAACTCCGAGATTATCAGTCTAACATCCTCGGGGGCGTAAGTCAACACACGCTTTGTCATCAGATAAGTCCGTACTGTCGAAGGATTGGAAGGATGGCTGCGCCCTGACTCAGGTAGTTCTCGAAGTCAGTAAGGTCGCTGTTCCCACCGATCCGGAGGGTGGCGTCGTAGCAAGCGAATCGCCACACGTTTTCTCGAAGAGTACCCCCAAACCCTACGGTCGGAGGGGTCTCAATCCAGGCAGTTCCTGCGAAGAAGTTCGTATTTCCCAGGGTATCTTTCACCACTAGCGGGAACTTCCCCTTGCGGGTAGCTGCGTCCAGGTTGTAAACGGCGCCCAAGAAGTCGTTTGTAGGTGAGGACTGTGCCAAGGTGAGGGTCATCCGGTAGCCGTCATCCTTAGTGTAGAGGCGGGCCACTGATCCATCCATAGCTCGCTGAGTCTGGGTCGCTTGAACCTCTTTCTGGATCGTGACGAACTCCCCCTCCGCGTATCCGGTCACTTCATGGGCTCCGGCGATCAGGATCGTAACCTCTCTTGGAGAGTAAGTCAAGGTGTTCATATTTCCTCCAGGTACAAAAAAGGCCGCCCACGAGGGGCGGCCAGGTTGTCGCTTACAGCCAGCGGGCGTCGAGGTTCACACCAAGAGCCGTCAGGGTGTCTGCGGTAGCGGGGCTCACCTTCTGGTTGCCGCCATGTTGGAACGTGGTGTTGGTCATGGAAATGACCCAATCACGGGTGTTCATCTGGTTGCTGAAACCGCCCTGCGGGATCACTGCAATGTACGCCTCGTCCGAAAAGTACAGGGAGCGGCCCGAGTTGTCCTTGATCAGCATCTCGAACATACCGTCTGCGGACATCGCTTCACGGTCAAACTCGTGAAGGAAGGTCAGGACATCGTTCGACTCCGAGGTCTGGGCCAGGCTTACGGTAGCCCGGGCACCAGAGTTGGCGTTGAACACTCGGGTGTGAGTGTCATCAGCACCAACATACTCAGTGAACGTGTCCACCAGGCGTTCAACGGAGACAATGCTGTCTTCGCTGAAGCCGGTCAGGGTGTGGCTGATACCCGAAGCCGCGTGGTTGATTACGATAGTAACCTGGTTAGGGGCGTAAGTGGAAGTACGGCCTGCCATTGTCTACTCCTTATGCCGTGACTACGCCACGGATACCGATGATGTGGATGGCACCAGCGAGCTGAGCTTCGAACTCGATACCGTCATAGAACCGGCGAGCCCGATCATTCGGAGACATGCTGTTTGCGTCCCGTACACGGACCCGGGGAGCCGGGGTGTCGGTGAACAGTTGAACTCGAATGCCCTCTTGGAGCTGTGCTCGAACATCCGTTTCGAGGATGGTGGTACCCTGCTTGGTGTACGGGATTTTCTTGCTGTTCCGCTGACGGAACCACAGGCGCTCCCGGAGGCGGGCTTCGAACCAGTCAATGCCTACCATGGTATCGATCCACTCGCCAGACACCATGCTACCGAACGTGGTGCTGTTGGCATCCCCGACGAACTCATAGGTGTTACCTTTGTGGTCGTGGATGTTTGCCGACTCTTGGTCGTCCAGCTCATCGTAGGTAGCTCCAGCGATGCCCTTGAAGCTCCAGGTGTTGCTGCCCGGCTGCTCTTGCAGTTGGCTCGACATCCAGCCCAGTTCCGGGAAGTCCTGGTCAGCTCGACCATTCCAGAGCAGGAAGGTGCGATGGTAGCCAGCCTTGTTCAGGGTCTCCAGGATGTTGCCAGCAGTGGCGTTCTTCACAGCCACGGAGCTGGTAGAGGTACCGAAGATTTTCTTCGCACTCATCGACTCGATGGTAGCAGCCACTTCCAGGACATCTGCCGGGACGTGAGATTCGATGGTAGCACCGTACCACTTGCTGTTCGCAGCGCTTACTGCCAGGATAGCGGCACCCCAGCCCTCGGTGGACGGCATGTTCGACTTCGACAGGTTTGCCGAGGTAGTCAGCGACCAGGAGGTGCTGGAGCTGCGAACGGTGATGGTACCGTCGGTATTGTCGGTCAGAGTGATGCCAACGACCGGGCTGACGTTGAAAGCTGCTACCAGGCCTGCGCAGATGGTTACTGCCGTGTCTGCCGGATCGTCATCTTCATCCACAGGTTCCGGTTTCGACAGGTAGCTCACCGGAATACCGTTCAGGGTCATGGTGTAGGTGGTCTGCGGTGCAACCTCTACAATGGAGACAGTGGCGCCTGGCACGTTGCGGCGACCAACAACCAGGCGGTTGGGGCGCGGGTTCTGTGCGAAGGCCATACGAGCTGCCTGCATTACGGAGCTATTGTTCGGGAAGTCTGCCATGACAGCTTCCGTCGATGCATATTCCCGCGCCCGCTCGGAGAAGTTGGAGTGGGTAGCCAGGAACATCGGCACGTTGAACGCAGTGGTGGCTACCGGCTGCGTTTGCCGATCAATGGTGATCTGGATGATGTCGGTAAGACGGGTCATCTTCAGGGTTCCTCGTTGAGTGAGATATGGTTCTTGATAACGTGGTCAGGCTCTCGTCCGGCGTTGGTGTAAACCGCGTCCAGCTCCAAAGCTTCGATCCAGGTCACCTCTTCTTTCCGTGTTATGGCGTAGGACAAATGAACATCGTACCGGAAATGCTGGTACAGCTCATTGGGACGTTGATCCCTGATCCGACGAATTGGATTGGCCCCATTCTTTGAAAACCCGTTGGATTCCAAAGCCTGGTAACCCTCCTCAGTGCTGAGGAAGAATTCCAAATGCTGGACTGCTGCCGCTGCCATGGCGTGGTTGTGTGGACTCCCCAGGCCTGTAAAACGGGCTTTAAGGGTGTACCACTTGGTGACCTCTTGCACAGCCCTCTCTGGGTCTGTTGGGTCAATCTCCAGAGTGCCTGCTACCTGCTCGGTGAATACCGATTTGATGTCCATCGGCTCGATGTACAGTGCAGGCGTCTGGGTCTGTTGGTTATCACAGTAGCTTAGCACCAGAGGGAAATCCCCCAAAGCAGCCTCAGCCACGTTGTAGAGGGCATCTTCCAACTGGGTGTAAATGTCCTCTATGCCGGGGTATTTCGCCCTCAGCTCGTCCATGGTCAGGGCCATCAGGTACCCTCCACACGAACACACATGGCTTTGACGTGATCCAGGACCCTCATGTCGTAGGAAGCGGTCTTCACGACTTCGTACAGCTCGCCCTTCCACCAGAACTGGTCCGCATCCCAGCCATCCTCAGCCTCGTTGGCTTCTCGCAGGGTGGTGTGGTTCCTGGTATAAACCTTCAAAGCCTTCTTGGTCCGTTCACCCTCGGGGAGTTGCATCGTGTCCGTGCTTTTCAGCACAGGCTGGAAGCTTCCCTCGACAATGTAAATCTCCGGAGGGTCTTGAACAGGCCGTCCTCGGACCAGGCGCTTCCTGGGCCGGCGAATCACCTCGTTCTTGACGAAGTGAGTGCTTAGCATGGGTGGCGTGAGCATCACTTCCTCCTCACGATCTTGTACTTGACGCTATCCTGCATCTTGCCCGTATGGGTCAGGGGGTCGTCAAAGCCTTTCACCTGGGCCCAGCGAGCGCTGTTATGGCCTGGGAAGTCGTCAATGTTGACCTGGATAATCTCCACCATGGTTCGGCCCATCTTGTTGAGCTGCCCCTTCTGGGTCCGCCCATCTCGAATGGTAGCCTCTACCACCTGCTTCATGGCTTTCCGGTAGTAGTTCACCGTGGCCCAGTCACTAAAGCTGGGAGTCATGAAGTCTCGTTCCGGGTTGGTTTCCGTGCCGAAAACGTTGTAGGCTGCCACCTGGGCGACTGGGAGGTTACCATTCTCTGGACCGTACCGGTCTTCAGGGAAGAAGCCTCCTTCCAGCGTCAGACCGTCCAAGGCCTCCATCCGGGCAATCAGAGCGTCTAGCTTCCGAAAGTCAGCAGAGATTCGGCTGGGCATCTAGGGCCTTCCCGATTCTCGGCATGTCGTTGTACCCTACGTTCTGCTGCTCGTAAAGCCGCAAATCACGATTGAATCCAATGAAAATCTTCCGTGCCACGTTGTCTGGGTTGGCATTGTTCATGGCCATGTCTTTGGCTGACACACCTCCAACGTAGGGCAGAGCAATCACGGTTGTCAGGTTCGGGTCCTTCAAGATATCCTGGAGAGTTTGCCTATAGGCCTTCCACCAGTCACTTCCGTAGACCTCAATATCACCAGTCCGTTCCCTGACGTAACGTGCCAGCTTGAAGAGGATTGACCGTACAACGTCCAGGAAAGCCCTGCGGATATTGCCATTGTACATGTCGATAAAATATTGGTAATCTTCGTCCGTCAAGATTTCAATGTCGTCCCAGATATCCCCCACCATCAGGCGGAGCTGATCGACCACATTGTTCTTCGGATCGCCTGTGTAGGGCATATCCTACTCCTTTTCTCGGGACCAAAAAAGGGGGCCCGAAGGCCCCCGTTTTCTTAGGCCGCTTTGCCTTTCACGACCAGTTGCGGGTACATCAGGACGTTGATGAAGTTGGTCTCGGAGTTAATCTCCAGGAACTCACCTTTCGGGTCCACGTACTCGAACGCGTAGCTTTCTTCGCCGGGGGTGTTGACGTGTTCGAACTTGCTCGCCGGAGCGAAGAAGGTCTTGAACAGGTCTTCGGTGCCGCTACCGGGGATGAAGACAGCTTCACCAGCCGGAACGTAACGGCGCTTCTCGCCACCCGGACGGCCTTGGAAGCCACCACGGTACTCGATGTACAGCACGTTGCCGAAGTAGAACTCACGGTAACGGGCGTCGAAGCCACGGGCACGCAGGCGTTCACGGAGAATCTGCGGCTGGCTGGCGTAGTATTTGTACGCCTCAACCACGGTCGGGTGGCTGATCAGCTTGCTGAAGAACTCCGGAGAGCAGATAGCGATAACATCGCCAACTACGCCGCCAGTGTAGGCCTCGTCCTGCATGTGAGCGTAAACCAGCTCGCTCTTCTCCAGGATGTTGGTGGTCGGGGTGTCCAGCTCGAAGTTGACTTCGAAACGGGTCTTACCGAACTCTTGGTACCAGTCGTAACCGGTAGCACCACCAACGGTGTTGTTGGGGGTGTAGGGCTTGCCGGTAACCAGGGTGTGCATACGAGCAAACTCCATGGTAGCGGCGTGAGTGCCACGCAGACGCTCCAGCTTGCGCATACGAACCTGGTCCAGGGTTTCCAGCTCTTGCTTGCCGTAGGCACGCTTGCCCTGGATGTCACGCGGGGTGATGTAATCGTCGTAGGTGAAGTGCGGAACCGCGAAGGTGCGCATTTGACGATCATAGTCACGACCAACCTGGTGGCGAGCGCCACGATGGATATCTTCCATCAGGCCGAACGACTTGGTGATTTCTTCCAGAGTCACAGACTCTTGGGTGGTGCGGTCAACACCGAAGATGCCGAGCTGTTGGGTCAGACCCCACACGTTCGGGATCAGGATCATCGGCTCGGTCAGGTCGGTGTATTCGAAGTTGTTCTGAAGCGAGGGAATCGGTCGCATGGTTCCTTCCTTATACCTGGTGTACAGCGAAGATGTTCTTCTTCGCCAGTTCTGCGAAAGCGGTTTCTTTGTCTGCGGCTTCTACATCGTCCGCAAAGATCACACCCTCGTCGGCGATCTTGGCGTAGCCACGTGCCAGAAGCAGGACCTGAGTAAACTGGTCAGCAGCGGCGCGGTGCTCGCAATCGATCAGGATGTAGGCAGCGTTGGCAGCGGTCGCCTTGGTGACCAGCTTGCCGTCAGCGTCCAGAACCGAGCCGGTCTCTTTCACAGCCGGGTCCAGCCAGGTTTTCGGCATGACTTCGCGGGTTACGCCGGAGGCCGGGTCGTATTCGTACTTGAGCCAGTTGCTCAGGCGCTGATGGTCGGTAGCGATAACGGGCATGATGGGCTCCTATACCTTATTGCTTGGTGTACTTGGCCAGCATCAGAGCCTTGAGGGTCTCTACCTGGCTAGCGTTTTCAGCGTCAGATGCACCGCTCAGACCGACTTCACGGTCCAGACCAGCCGGAACTTCTTTTGCTTTGGTGATGTGCTTGAGAACGACAGCGAAGCTTTCATCGCTCAGGCTTTCCATGGCTTTCATCAGCTCAACCTGAGCTTCAGCGTCAGCACCGGAACCGGCTACAGCGGCCTTACGAGCTTCTACCTTAGCGGCCTTCTGGATGGCTTCCATGGCGGCGATTTGTTCGGTAGCAGCCTTCAGCAGGTCGGCTTGCTTCTTGAGTTCATCTTGCAGCTTTGCTTCGGCTGCCTGTACAGCTTTGTCGATGAGTTCTTGACTCACAGGGCTTTCCTCTTTGTTGGTGTGGTCGGCCCCAGAAGCGGTGGCCATATGGGGTTCCAGCAGGTCACGAGCTTTCGCGATGCTGACGATTGCCGCGTCGTCAAGCTTATTCAAGCCGGCAACGGGGTCCTCGCTCTTGTACAGGGACTTCAGAATCTCGATGCCACCTACGCGGCGTTCGATGTACTCTTGGTACGACTCTCCGTCCATCTGCCAATCTTTCCCTTCAGTGGTGCCGTACCCCAGGGCAGCAGACAACATCTCTGCATCGCTGTAGTACATGTTGAAGAACTTCCGGAGGAACTCCGGGAACTCCAGCTCCACTTTGACCTTGGTGGCTTTCAGCACGTCTTGCGGGATTCCCGCGTCAAGTGCCTTGGTTACCAGGGTCGTATACCCATTCGCAGGGCCACCTTGTCCCTTATGGACCAGCGCCAGATGAGCGCCTTCATGGTCAAAAGAGATGTCGGTCAGCCGGCGTTTGGCTTTTCGATCACTCATCGGTGAGGTCCTCTACAGTTGCTCGGGCGCCGATACTGACGCCGTTGAACGATCCATCCAGCACCCCTGCCCACAGGTCATCTGCCAGCGCATCACCTTCCGGGAAGTGCATCCAAGTACACCAAGTCCCTTTGGTAATGGTCCGTCCATCGTCGGTGTCGAAGTCGGCCAGGTTGATGAAGCTTTGCTCGATCTGGGCAGCCTCGGTCTCGACGGCGTGGAACAGGTTGGCTTTCATGCAGTGCCGGTTGAACTGAATGCATGCCTTCTCCACCTCGACTGCGGAGTAGATGTCCCCGTGAAGGTCCACCTCATCCGGAGCCAGGACGACAAAGAGTGCCCGGCGCTCGGCCTTGTCAACACTCTTCACCACGTCCTCTTTGGGAGTCGGCTGGTTTTCTTCAGCCATT